CTTTTACATGTGGGACAACACATCTAAAAGGTAAAATTGCTCCCAATGGGTCTCGAACCCATGACCTCGGCGTGCACTTACGGGAATGACCCCGCCCAAATATACTCTCGTATAAGCACCGCGCTCTAACCAACTGAGCTATAGGAGCCTTCACAGTTCATACTGTGTAACTGTAAAACGACCCTTTTGTTTTACTGTAGGCTCTACGAAGAGCTGGGTTATCTTTTCTTTACCACGCACAGTACCTTTAACTTCTTTCATCTGTTTATCAATTGTAGCTTCCGAACGGAAGATAATATTAGAAGTATTGTAGTATTCTATCCCATCTTCCATTATAACCATCACCGTATTAGGTGGTGACGTTGTGGCACCCACAAATTTGGGGTCCTTGTACAAATGTGAAAACATTCGCACCTTAAACTAAGCGAAGATAATCCTTGAAGGATACAATATTTGTCGCACCCTTGATGAAATCTCTGTTCTCTTGTGCGTATTCAAATGCTTCCCTAACCATTCGCTCCGCGAGGATTGAATCATAGACACAGGGTTCAACATCTCTGATGAGGTAGCCGGGTGTAATGACCTTAGGCTTTACTGACATACTTGTGAGAAGGTGTTCATATTCACAGACTTCCGAAATGATAACAACTGCGTACCCTCTCTTAGCATAACTGTACTCAATAGCTGACCTGTAGTCCGCCTTTGTTTGAGGAGTAATGACATTCGTAATCTTAGAGTTTCTCGCGAGACCTGCGTGGGTTGCCAAGTCACTGTTTCCCCTACCCGGTACTTCCAAGAACACAATTGAATTTGTTGAAATTGCCTCAATGTACGCACAATCAATGTAACGCGCAAGTTCTTGAACAGCTGTTTGAAAACCGAGGGATTCAAGACCTGGCATATCATTGAATACAGTCTTAGCGATACCTATGATGTTTGTATCTACGCGATCGTCAAGGGCTAAGTCTCTGGCAGACTTCATAGACTCATTTCCACAGATACAATAGAGACGGTCAAGTCCATTAATATTCTTGACAGCTCTATCAACATCAACAAAATCATAAGATGTTTTCAAGATAGATCCAGGTCCTTCGTCAATGTGTTCTTGATCAAAGTATGTCTTCACATTCTGATTGAGACCTCTAAACCCATCTGCGAAACCGTGAACACGGTTACCCTGACTCTTTTCACGAAGGGTAATAGAACGAATCACAGTATTCACACCCGGACACACACCACCAGCGGTAAGGATGCCAATATTCATCTTTGAATTACATACGCGACAAGTTTTTATGTATCATTTGACCTAATAAAAAACCAACCACATTTGTCAGGTTCTCGCCAATTGAGTAGTGCCAGGTGTGTTCAGATGAATTTTTAATACCAAAAAACTGATCTATAAAGTTTTCGTGTTTTGTTTGTCCTCCATAAACTTTACGATACCAAAGAGGTGTTTCTTCATCCGATGGAGAAAGGCAACCACCCAACTGTCTCACGATGTCCATTCTCTGTGAAAGCCAGTACTCAAATATTTCCCAAACGATACCCAGAGTTATCCAAAACCAAAATTGTTTGGGATACATGGCACCCAAAAGTGTGTAAAGGAAGAAATGACCGTACTGGAATCCATAGAATTCTGTTCTGTAACAGTCTGTAGTTTTTTCGTGACAAGGGCAGCGTCTCGCATGACGAAAAAACCATAATGTGAATAGTAAGATAACTATAAACATTCTTAATTATTTCTGAGATAATAATATATGTCTCTGGAAATTGTGACATACGCGAACAAGTCTCAGGGTATGTTTGAAGAGCTTGTCAATAATGAGTTTGGTGTTCCAGTCAAGGTTTTGGGTTGGGGTAAGAAATGGAATGGATATTCAGACAAGTCCAAGGGTCTTTTAGAATACATGAAAACAAAAAATGACGATGATATTATTGTTTTCGTTGACGGGTTTGATACAAAAATTAATAAAAGCCCTCAGAATGTATTGGAACTTTTCAAGGAGTGTGATTGCCGAGTTTTAATGTCAAAAGATCCAGAAGTTTCTGGAAAATCCCTCACACACCTTATTTTTGGAAAGTGTGTTGAAAAATCAACGGTTAATGCTGGAATGTACATGGGGTATGTCAAAGAACTCACTATGATGTTACAAGACGAAGCTGGTATGAAATGTCTCGACGATCAATTTAATCTTAATGCTTTGTGTAAAAAACACAATTTCATAACAGTTGACGAGGAGGAGAAAATCTTTAAAAACTTTGGACCTTTGGACAAGAAACATGGTACGGACGCCATTTTTGTGTCATACCCAGGTTCTCCAGGATTTGATCGTTACACGAGGGCTATAGTTGAATACACACAATTTTTGTACATGTATATACTGTGTCTAATCATTTTGGGTCTGGCTTTCTTTCCACAGAGGCAAAAAGTTTTGTTACCTACATTAGTTCTATTTACAATTTTCTACGCTTTTGTTGCGGATAAGTCATGCACTTTCCATTCTAGCTAAGTCATCCATGTCTGTTCTTGACTGATCATGACTCCTTCTTCTAAGAGCCGAAACAGCATTCAACCATCTCGTCACAGCCCGATTTTTCGCGAGTTCTGACGTGGTTTCATCACTCACAATAATACTTAAACCATTACATACATCGGGTTTATTTTGTTTATCTGGGAATTCTAAATTGAAAGCTTGTATAGATATCGCGGGAAGATCTGGAGCTTCATCTAAAAGTCTATCGTATTCTTCGCGACACTTCTTAACAAAATCCACCACACATGTACGATCTCCTTGATCAAGGGAAAGTTCCATATCAATGTTTCTGTAAAACTTTGAATATTGGACGCACATAGCAGAATGTCTTTCGGCTAATCTACCACTATCACTAAACTTACCTATTGATGTGAGAATACCAGCAAGAACATTGAGAAACGCAAAAAAGTACTGAACAATCATAATTTTGTTTCTTGTTGCGGGATCCAAATCCTCATTTCCACTTGGATTGAGAACTGCGAAGCCTCCAACCCCTGTTATACTAGCAATCACAATACTGGGATAAGAGAGGTAGTCGTTTTGCCTCTTGTAGTGAAGGCGGGCGTGGTTGTGAAGCCAACGGTAACCCGCAGCCCTCTCCGCCCACGATTTTAGAAGCTTTTCCTGCTTATCACACCAGTGATGTGTTTCATCGTGAGCTTCCATTATTTTACGCGCATATTTTTAATCTCTGTAGCCTCTTCTCGGGCAAGGCGATCCACCAGTTCATTCTGAGGATGTCCATTGTGAGCTTTGACCCAATGCCACTCAACACATTTCATTTGTTGTGAAAGTGTATCAATTTCAATCCATAATTCTTTATTCTTTACCGGAGTACCTACAGTTGTGCGCCAGCCATTTCGTTTCCAATTCTTAATCCATGAAGTTATTCCATTCTTGACATAGTTACTGTCCGTAAATAGCCTTATCTCAAGAATGTCGCGTGCGAGGCACTGTTGGAGTGCCTTAACGACAGCAGTCATTTCCATCACATTGTTAGTTGTTCCGTCTTGTCCACCTGACATTTTGATACCCGCACCAGCAACTGCCCACCCCCCCGGACCTGGATTACCTAAACAACTTCCATCTGTGTAAATGTCTTGCATTCTTAGTTAATTTTAGAACTTATTGTTTAATTTCTTTTAATGTTAGTATTTCTAGACGACATCACGAAAAATCCAACGAGACCGAGAACTAAAGTAGCCGCCAAGATACTGAAACCCATCTTCTGCATTTTACTAGCCTTTTTCTTTTGTTGTTCACGAGCGGTGTTCATTTTATATAATATAGCTCAACATTAAAATTATATGAGTAAAATCATTAACATACACATACAACAAATACAAGACATCATACTTCCATGAACATTAGTACAAGTTTTTCCCGGTATCGCTTTACAAAGGGTTGCCTGAGAACTTGAAACGCAACAACAACATATATACGCGAGAAGTGCTATCTTGGCACCGTCCATTTAAATATTAGGATATTTTTGTTATCTTAATATTTAAGTTTTTTTATTACGCGAGTCGAATTTTTATATATTTAAGCCATCAACAACTTAGTTGGAGAAGGCAAGACCACCCATACCGGATTGGATGCGGAGGACGTTGTAGTTGGTCGCGAACATGTGCATGGTAGTCGCGTCGGAAGAGTTCATGGTCACCGCGACTTGAGCATTGTCAATGCGGGAGAAGTTGCAAGTACCAGTTGGTTGGTGTTCTTCTGGCTTAAGCGCGAAGGAGTACGCGTAAACACCTGGGTATGGGTTGCCAGAGTGGTGGTTGAACGCTTGCAATTGGTTGAAGTACTTGCCCTTTTGTTCCTTGAAACGGTCTTGGCCGTTGAGGACAAGCTTGAAGGTGGAAAGTGGACCAGCAGATTCTTCAGTGAAGTCGGCACCGGAGGATTCGGCGTCGAAGAGTGGGACACCAACTTGGCCAACTGGGACATAGCAGTTGGAGGCAGCGCCGCCACGTGGGTCGTTCTCGAGGACAATTTCGTCAGCGTTGTTGCTGGAGGTGAAGTTCCAGAGAGCGTTACGGGAAGAGGTGTTGGAGAAGCACCAGACAAGTTCCTTGACTGGGTGGTTGTAGGACAAGCGGACTTGCTTGGTGGCACCGGAGGTGACGGTGTCGGAGCCAGTGTGTTGGACTTGCTCGATAAGGTATTCGTGACCCTTTTGCGCGAAGCGGCGGCGTTCCTCGGTGTCGAGGTAGATGTAGTTGGCCCACACCTTGAAGACGTTCTTTTCGAGGTAGGTTTCCATGTCGGAGGCCAAATCGATGTCGATGCGGACTTCGTGGTATTGGAGCGCAATCAATGGCAAATACAAACCTGGGTTGCGGTTGAAGAAGAAGATGAGTGGAAGGTAGACAGCCTTGCCATCCTTCGCGGTGGTGAGCTTAGCCCAGTTAGCCTTCTTGGCTTCATCGAGGTAAAGCTCGGAGTACAAACGCCACCACTTTTGGTAGTGCTTGTCGATGCGTTGGCCACCAATGGAAAGCTCAACGTTGTTGATCGCACGCTCGGCAATCCAGTTGTTGTCAGAGGTCGCGTCGGAGGTGACGGTGGTGTCGACGTTGGATTCGAGTTCCAAGTACATGTCACCGACCAAATCACCGTTGCGGGCAATGGTCACGGAGACGCGGCCTGAGTTGGCGGCGGTACCGTTGACAGTTTGTTCAATGTTTTCCATAGCGAAGTTAGTGTGGCGCTTGTAGACGGCTTGGAAGAAGGTAACCTTAGGGTTTCCAGTCAAGTAGACGTCTTGAGCACCGTAAGCGACGAGTTGCATGAGACCACCGGCCATTGTGAGAGTTTTTGTACTATAGACCAACATTTTTTTTCTGGCTGAAATCGCATCAAGTGCGAAAATTTGATCACCAACTTTTCTCAGTTTAGGTTAAATGTCATCACACCCTGAAGAAGATCCAGTTGATGAGATTGAAGAAGGTGAAATTATTACTGACGACGACGAAGAAATTATTTATACATCCGATATCGACGAAGACGAAGATATCTTTCAAGATGAAGATGGTGAACTTGATATGGTTAATATGATGACCTCACTTTTGGCGACTCCAGACGGTGATACCGTATGCTCAGCCCTAGTTAATATTTGTAACCAATTGGAAACACAGAATAAAATTTTGATAAAGATGCTCGCCAGGATGCAATCCCAAAAATCAGCTTAGAAACAAAAAACGTATGTCAATAAATAATAGAAATGGAGCACACCCATTTCATCGATAAGGAACCTAACAAGTATGAAGCTCTTTCTGAACTTCAGAAACAACACATCCAATCGATGAAACAAGAACAGGTACTCGACATGATCGATAAATTCGAAATGGCATGGTCTCTCAAAACAAATGATTTTCGTAATGCGCGCGAACTTGGCTATAGACAATACATTCACCCTGAGAATTTTGATGAAACGGGAAATCCTGTTCCAAGTCAAATAGATATTTTGGCAATCAAGGGAATTCGTGACAAACAGAGAACGTTTCTTATTAACTTAAAAAATCATACCCGTGATTTGAAGATTCATAAAAATGAACCAAATGATGATGGTATTAGTGTTGTTACACGGATTAATAATATACTGAAACAATTAGCCGATGGTTATGAAAATATCAGACGTCATTACACAGCATTTGAAAGAGTGGATAATCCAACAGCTTTACCACAATTCAGCAACACGGGTGATCCATCCACAATGGATGAAGAAGAAATTGAAAGTTCCACACCATTTCAAAAATGTCTCCTGTATTCACTCGATCAAGCATACAAGGCTGGGTATCGAAGATACAAAGGGCAGTGCTGCGAAGAAATAAAAACAATTGAAGGGTATAGAACTCGCGCCTGGAACCCCAAATTTTCAATTGAACAATTCGTTTATTCTCTCGCACAAAAGGATGACGACTTTGTGAACTGGAAAAATTTTACAAGTAGAGGTTCCGTATTTCGAGAAGTGATTGATAATCTCACAAAATGTATTGATGCACAGTTTCCAGAAATCACAAAGAGAAGACACGTCTGGTCTTTTAAAAATGGCGTCTTTGTTGGAAAAGAATGGATCCCAGATCAAGGCGTCTACGATTGCCGTTTCTATCCTTATGAAAGTCAAGAGTTCCGATGCCTAGACCCAACTATCATTGCTTGCAAATATTTTGATCAACAATTTGACGATTTCTCACACATTGAAAGATGGCAAGACATACCAACGCCATATTTTGATTCAATTTTAAAGTATCAAAAGCTTGAAGATGAAGTGTGTGATTGGGCATATGTCATGGGTGGACGCCTCTGTTTCGATGTTGGTGAAATGGATGGATGGCAGGTTATTCCATTCTTCAAAGGTATTGCTAGATCTGGTAAATCTACTCTAATTACTAAAGTTTTCAAGAAATTTTATGAACCAGAAGATGTTGGCACTTTGTCTAATAATATTGAAAAGAAGTTTGGTCTTTCGGCTATTAAGGATTCATTTATGTTTATTGCCCCAGAGGTGAAGGGTGATCTTGCACTCGAACAGGCCGAGTTTCAATCCATGGTTTCTGGAGAAGATGTCTCTGTTGCTGTGAAAAACAAGACAGCTGTTTCAATCGAATGGAAGGTCCCGGGTGTTTTGGGTGGTAATGAAGTTCCAAACTGGAAAGATAACTCCGGTTCGGTTCTTCGACGTATTTTGCCGTGGAATTTTGCTAAACAGGTAAGAGATGCAGACCCCCAGCTTGATGAAAAATTGGATAGTGAATTGCCAATTATCCTTCTTAAATGTGTAAAAGCTTACCTCGATTACTCACACAAATACAGAAATAAGGATATTTGGAACGTAGTACCCGAATACTTCAAAAAGATACAGAAGCAAGTTGCGATGGTTGCGAGTACACTCCACAACTTCTTGGAAAGTACAAACATCATCTATGGCAAAGACCTATTTGTTCCTCAAAAGTTATTTGTCCAGGTATTCAATCAACATTGTCAAGCCAACAATCTTGGAAAACACAAATTTAACCAAGATTTCTATGCAGGACCTTTCAGCTCAAGAGAGATTGAGGTCAGGGAAGAAGTAGTTACATACAAGGGAAGAACATATCCAAGACAACCGATAATTTATGGTGTTGATGTGGTTGAAGAGAGTTTGGGGTTCACAGATGACTACTAGAAAAAAATGCTACTCAATAGTAATATGAGCCAACAGCTCAAAGAATTTGTGAGACAGTCGGGTGTAGAGGTAAGACCCACTAACACAAATAGTCCAAATTCGGTTTCAACAACCGCGTCAAACAATGCTCTCACAAGAGAAATTGAAATGGAACTTGGTATTTCACCAAAACCACAAGTATTTCCACCAAGATTAGAAAAAAATATTATGAGCAATGAAAACTACGGTGAATTTGCACAATTTGTTCATAACTCAAATAGCAACAACAATGTAAATGATATTATTGCCATTGCTGAACGTGATCGAGCTCCCCCAACTCCATCGCCACCTAGAAATGTAAAATTTGTCATAAGCAAATTAAACCCAGGTATGTTTAATGCAACTGTGAATAGACAATTCAACGCCGAAAGACGAATTGATCTCAAGAAAATACTTCTCAAATCTCCACTCCCAAAGACACCTATTGGCGAAGGTCTTTATATAGAAACACAGGAAATCAATGGTATTTATGGAAGATTTGTGACTGGATTTACACATAGCAAAGAATATGGAAAACAGGGGGATCTCAATAAGAATTTTTTCACTGTTCAACTCAAAATTATCATTTCAAATGGCGATGAAAAAAAAGGCGCAACGGTTAATATTTACCAAAATGGTAAAATAAGATTTTCGGGTGGTTTTATTGGTGACAACATTGCGAGACAGCCGGAGTTGATCCGTCGTTTTATCGTTGATTCATACTCCGAAAAGCAACCGTTCTTGTATAATCCATTTGAGTACAACAATCTCAGTGGTCAGTTTAGAGTGAATGGTGATTTCAGAAATATGCAAAGAATTGCATCTAACTACAGACTCTATGGTTTTACAAGTGTTTCCTATGAATCCGAATTGTCACCATTTATGTATGTGACATACCAAGGTCACAAATACATTTTGGCTTCAAGTGGTAACATTCAGATTTCAGGGGCACAAACACCTTCTGATATGCTTGAAGCTTATAATGTAGGTGTGGAACTCGCAAGAATGTTGAATGAAAGTGGCGAAATCGCTTTGAAAGCTACAGTTCCAGCGAGACTGACTAAAAAGGTGTCCACCAAGCGCAAGGTTGTGAAAAAGACAAAGAAGACTTCGACAAAGTTGAGTACAAATCAGCGCGCCGCCATCAATGTTGATGCTAAGCAGTGTATGCGTATGGCTAAACCAGAACTCATTGATCTCGCAAAAAAGTTGGGTGTTGTTGGTATTACAAAGTCATCCAAAAAGGAAGAGATTTGCAAAAAAATAAAGAACATTTCAAATGTCAAGACTGCCACTTTCCGCAACACTAACAAGGGTAAGAATGTGACACTTTCGGGTTCTGGTAACACATTCAAAGTTGGGAGAGGTACTTGTACAGGTTACAGTAAGACTGAACTTATGAGAGTTGCTGGCATCCTCAAGATTAAACTTGACGCCAAGGAAACCAAGGCGTCTCTCTGTAAGAAAATTGAAGCTGTGAGAAATGCAAAGGCTGCCCCCAAACCAAAGCCAAAGCCAAAGACACCACCACCTTCTCGTAAAGAAGTCGCTCAGAAGAAGAGAAATGTAAAGAAGGAACAGGTCATAAAAAAGAGAGGTCTCAATGAAAACTCAATCCGAAAGGATATTGAAAAACTTTATGGCAAGCGTTGGATGGATCGCTACAAGAATGTGATGCCTTCTCTTAACAATGATGTCAGGGAAATGAAGATGAGACTCAACAAGTTGAAGACGGGTAACAAACAAGGTATTCCATTTAAGAAAGATGTGGATCTTGTGAAGAAGAGGCTTGTAAATAGATGGAAGAATGAGAGAGGACGCAACCTTGAAAAGAAAGTTATCATGAACCAACTTAATGTCACAGGTGTTCCACAAAAACTTGTCACCCAATACAGAAGTGCCGCGACAAACTTTATTATCACCAAGGGACCAACTGCGAAACAACTTGAGAACTACAAGAAAACTTGGATAAACTTAAGGAATAAGTCACAAAGATAATTAGATATGGAAACAATTGAAGAACAATTGGTCGGACGCCTTGAGTTGGGGAAGAAAAGATATGGTCATGGAGTGATTGTCAATTCAGACACACGAGAATGGGGAACACCTGAAAACTCTTGGATCAACATGTGTCAAGAAGAGCTTTTAGATGCAGTGATCTATATTGTGGCTGATTACATTAGAAAGGGTAGGGAAAGTGAAAAGATGATGTGCGAACTTGAACTGGATTTCAAAATTGATGACAAGTTTGCTAAGGCACCCGATCCAGTGAAACATCTTTTGGAATTGCATGATGAAGATGATAACGCTCTCATCATGCACATCGTGAAGAATTATAATAAGATTGAAAGTCCAAAGCATAAAATGCTCGTGTGGAATCTTCTCAACATGTTAATAGTTTGTTTACAATTTTAGTTGGTTCAGAAATTTGTTTAAGATGGATACCATGGTAGGCAAAATTATACTTAGGAAACATATCCTTTATCAAGTTTGAAAGAGCTACTGCTTCAACAGTGTGTGAAACACCTGAACAAACCGAATTTCGTTCAATTTGAAGAAAACGATCCTCCAATTGAACGAACTTCTTTAATTCTTCTGCGCCCACTCCTTGATTATACATGAGAAGGTACATCTGCTTGGACATACCTCCACTGAGATGGAAGTTCTTTGATCCAGCTATCTCTTCAGTTTGTGTCGCCTTTTCATATATGAGAGCTAAGGCAACTAACGCAAGTAAAACAAAACGTAGCATCTTAATTATTACACAGGAATTAATTTAGACAAATCATTTACTTTGTGAACTATGTTGAAAAACGCATTCAAGTCTGAAACTTGAGAAGGGTTAACTATTTCAAATTCAATTTGATAGGAACATTCTTCTTCCGAATCCATATCGACGTTATCACCAGATGAAATAGTCATGTCAATAGTGAGATTCTTACGGACAAAAGAGTAACGCATTTTTGTTCGCTTTCGATCCATTTCATACTGACCCCACGTAGGTATTTCTCTTGATACACTAAATCTCATATCAGTTGGTTGTCCACTGAAATCTTCCTTGACGACATTGATTTTCTGAATCATTTTTTGTTCACCAGTTTCACCATTCGCTGTGATTCTGATACTGTTTTTGTCGTTATAGTAAATATCACATGTAGAATTTTTCACATCTTCCCAACCATCATATCTTTGAAGACCAGACAAAACTTTTTCAAATGTATCTTTGCCAACATTTGTATCAAAAAATGATCCATTATATTTTCCAAGACGAATCTCAACTTCAATATGTTCTTCATCTTTGTGTTTCTCAAAGATGGGGAATACCTTTTCAACGATAGATTTGACGTCGTGCATTTTACTTTACAATCTTATATTGCGTCATCTTCTTAAGTGTTTTTTGTACATAAAATGTAATGAGAGGTTTTTTAAACCTCGGAAATACCTGTTACTTTAACACAGCCATACAATGCCTTCTCCATGTACCAGTACTTTCAAACTATTTTTTACAGATAGGATACACAGGTGATTGCGAATTCACCAAATTGTACACAAAACTTGTACAGTTTTACTGGATTTCTGAAGAGAAAGGTGTCGTCCACACAGGTCCATTGATGACGCAATTTTTCAAACATTTTCCAAGATTTGAGAATAGGGAACCCCATGACGCACAAGAGGCAATCCTCTGTGTCATAGACATCCTTGAGAGATCATGCCCAGATATAAAGCAGTGGTTTTATGGAAAAAAGATGCAAGAGACCATCTGGCCGGGTGGAAAGACGCAGTCCCAAGAAGACTTTGGTATGCACATCGTAACTTCCCAAGGCATAGATTTGGGTGAGATGCTCAAAAAGAGTACCGATTGGAATGTGATTGAAAATTTTGAAGACACCGAGGGACGAGTTCACAATGTCGCAACAACCCGAATGGTATTTTCAAAACTTCCACAAGTTCTTATGATTTCATTTGATAGAAAAAGTCACATACATGTTATTAAAAAGATTTTGATAGACAAGTACGAGTATGAGTTAATCGCGAGTGCGGTTCATATAGGTATTCAACGAGATGGACACTATGTGAGTTTTGTGAAGCATGACGAAAAATGGTACTACATAAATGACGACTTCATCAACGAAGCTACGCTCCCAGAGACTGCGGGGCATTATGTTCTGGTCTACAATCTAAAAACTCCTTCATCTGAATGTTCTCCTTAATGTTGACGATGGTTCTGTAAAATGTTCGGCGATTATTGGGGTGTGTTTTGTCTCGTCTTCTCTTGATGGGTTTCCACCATAGGTCGCCAGGTTCCCATGTGATATACATACATTCAACGATAGCACCCTCTTCAAACCACGGTTCATTCATACGACTGAGTGGAAACTCACTCTCAAAGAATAACTTCCCTTTCTCTTGAACATACAGCTTCCAAACGGGTTCGCCCTTTTGACCAACACCCTTAAAACTCTCACCCCTCTTCATGTGGAAGTCAACTGTGTTTTTCTCACACGGCTTCCATTTGAACATAGTCTCGTGGGTTCCAATTCTCATGGGTTCATTCACCGGTGTGAATACAAGACCGTCAACTTTTTGTTCAACTTTGGGTAAGTACTCATACATGAAATAATCAAAGTCTTTCATTGCCCAAAAGTTTTTCATTTTAATTCGATGTTTATCAAACTTCATACAAATCACAGTTTTTGTAACTTTTTCGGCTTCTGTAAGTCTTTGATATAAGTTAAGGTGACCCACGGGTTGTCCATTTATGAGAATGGCGTCATAAACCATGAGCGTATTTTCATAAAGCTCCCCATCCATGATTGTTCCATCGTATGCAGATTTTGGTAGATTTATAGAAACGGGAATAATTTTAAAAGCCCTGTTTACAAACACACACTTTCGTTTACCTTCATATACCAATGCAACTAACATGTGTCTTTCGCCGTCCGTTTTCTCACAAACAACATACTCATTATTTTTGAGAATAGGGAAGTGACGATATTCGATAGATATTGGTTGGGGACCCGGAAAATAATCCTTACTTCCCCAAACCTTGTGTATGTAGTTTACTACGTATTCTTCGAAGGACATGTTTAAAAATACAATTTAAACTTTAACTCGTTTTAACACCGGCCGCGTTTAAAATATTACTCACACATTCATGTGCGTATGTCATGATTAACTTAGATGCTGTAAATGCATAAATCTTTACTCCCTTTTCCTTAAATTTTTCAACAATTTTTGGATGAATTGACCAGTTACCAGTCTTTTTGTCCTTGATAGTTTTCACTAGATTTTTGCAGTTTACTAGCCAAACCCTAGCCTCCGTATTTACTACTGTATAAATGTTTTCAGAAACTTTCTTGCCAACTTCGGTATCAAAGTGTAAGCCCATTTGTTCACTAGGTTCGGAAGTCTCGGAACGGATTTTAGTCTTAAATAACTCCCAATCAACACCTTCTTTGACACCGGGGAAAACTAAACAACCGATATTTTCATGCTTTTCAAACATTTGGTTAATTGTTTCGTCATCCAACCCAATTCCAAAATCAATAAACAATATTCTATCAGAGCTTTTTAGATGTTTTTCAACAGCTTGAGCTTTTTTATATGGGTCATCATCGACAAAAATAATTTCATTTTTGTAATTACGTTGCACGCACTTTAGGTTTATTCTCAAAATTGCGTGTAGCGTCTTTACGTGGCATGATTTAGAGCGAGTAACTATAATTGTAGTTAACTGCATGATGTTTATTAAAAGTGTCTAAGCCTTAAGCCTTTCATTAAGGCAACCAGAAAATGGTAAATTACCTACGTGACCCAGCGTTGTATTGATATCTGCCCAGATTTTACCACCCATTTTTTGCCATCTGCGACAAAATGCATAGTCCTCACTGAGGTATCTGCGATTATCTGGGTCAATCATACAATCAAAGCAGGCGTGGTAAAAATCAAAATCCCTATTTTGGTGGTCATTACGGCAATGTAAATCCGGATACTCTTTTTCCATTCTTTCAAATACATCGCGTTTAATACACATGAATCCAGTTGGACCATCTAAAATCTCAATAAATCCATTAATAACTGGTCTATTTGCCGCGCCAAAGTTAATTACGAGACTTGAAGAAAGCATCGACATATTTCGCTCATCTCCATTTTTAATCGCATTCGCGGCTTGATCCCACATAATAACCTTTTTAGGATAGCATGCAACGCTCACATCGTGACCCGAATTCACGAGACGTACAACCGATTCTGGTTCAAAATGAATATCCGCGTCAATAAACATAAAATATTCACAATCACTCTTTTGCATGAATCTACCCACTGCAACGTTTCGAGCTCTATGAACAAGGGATTCATTCTCCGTGGTATCGATGTAAAGTTGTATATTTTCTTTCATTAATAGTATTTGTAATTTTATAATACTCATTACATAGGTATCTAAACAAAGACCTCCATAGCACGGAGTTGCGAGAAATAATTTTTTCGCCATTTACTTATAACAACCCTTTAACCTCTAAGTGCTTTTTTATAATATTTTCTATTTTATTCAGTGTTGGTACAGATACGGAACATTTTTCACACACATCAGCTTTTGTCACACCAGGACTAAGAACTATGTAGATGATTGCAGAAGCTACACTATTAGGTGTCTTGCTCATCAATTCTACACAATCGTCTGTTGCCGAACACATTTTGTTACAATTGTAACGCTCTTCGCGAGATACTTCAAATGAGTTAAGAAGTCTTTGCATAACATCGTACGCCTTTGTTACATAATTCTTCTCTGTAACACCCATAATCGTATCTTTGAAGACTTGTGTTGTTCGACTGACATCTTTTGATTGAATTCCAAACATATCTGCAATCTCTTTTGTTGTTCTTGGAAATTTAGCCAGTCTACACGCGTATAAAACGCAGTTAGCTTTGATACCCAGTCTTACCGCACCACGTGTCAATTTTTCTTCATTAAATTTGCGATACATCATTTTTGCATCTTTAAGGACCGTATCTGGTAGAATATGACAGGCTTCATCAATATCACGGTAAGCGTGAAAGAGAGACCTATCTTTATGATTCATAGACATGTGAAAGTTTATTTTTGCCATTCGTTTGTTTTCGTACGTTGATGAACGTTGTGTAGAAATAATAGTACCTTTACCCCAACTCTGCGAAAATAACTCCGGGTTTGCATTTGGATTACCGCATCTAGATGGATCATTTACGCGACCATCATCTGTCAATCCACTTGTCCACTCGGGTGTATCGTCAACAAAATTGTCTTCAACAAGTCCGCATTCAGAACACGTTGGAAGACCTTCGGGTGTAATAAGTTTAACACCGGAACATTCACGGCAAAAATTTGTATTTACTGGCTTTTGTTCAGTTTTATTGTTTAATAGTTGGTCTAAATCAGACCAGATAGCTGCCAGCATATTGGTATGTTTCTGACACACTTTTTTTGAATTTTATAATTACGCACCAAAACTTAGGTTATCTGCATGCGCTTTCGCCATAGCTTCAATCGCATCAACAGTTTCCTTAAAACTTCTCGCTCCTGGAGAAGTTGGGTTCCACGCATTCCATTCTTTGTCTATAGCTTTATAGTCAGAAGGTGGAATAACTTCACCATCGATGTGGTCATCTGGAACAATGAAGTCATCCATTTCGGAATCTGACTCATCCTCATCATAGATTTCAGAATCGGAGTCTTCGATATCAATTTCCGTTAAATAAGCGTACATTCCGTTACCGAGAGATTTCATATCCAAATCTTCAAATGTAGTTCCACTTGGGTAGTGTTCCATCACACTTTCATACGGAGCAGGGCTCATGTCACCATCTTCAAGTTGATAGACACAGGCCGACTTATATATGAGTTCTGTAGGGTTTAGATAACGCACTCCGAGAACCAGGCCGGTGTTCATTCCAACAATTCCAAACATTTCATCTTCAACGTCCTCCTCGTTTACTAGCAGTTTAACTATATCATTCTCAATTATTTCGGATGGCACAATCATGCTTAGAGTTTTCTGGCAAAAAATTATCAACGATAATACTACAGATGAAAATCACAATTTATTCGAAGGAAGGATGTCAATACTGCGACCACGCCGTCACACTGTGTGAATCGGAAGGGATAGATTACGAAAAGGTTATGATTGAGAAAGAGGATCTCAAGAAGTTGTGTGGCGGTAGGCTTGATTCCTACCCTCAAATATTTAGTGATGGACGTCACATCGGAAACTACTTTGAATTTCAAGACTGGGTGGAGGAGGAGTACGAACCTCTTTTGGCACCCACCCTCAACAGATTTACAGTCTTTCCCCTGAAGTATCCAGAACTTTGGGAACTTTATAAAAAGGCTCAAATGAGTAATTGGACTGCGGAAGAAGTCGATTTGTCCAAAGATATGGATGATTGGAAGACCCTAAATGAAAATGAACAGAAATTTATAAAGTACATCCTGGCATTCTTTGCCGGATCCGATGGAATTGTTTTTGAGAATATCAATAACAATTTTGCAGATGAGGTACAGATAAGCGAAGCGCGCTCTTTCTATGCGTATCAATGCCATAATGAAATGGTCCACGGCGAAACATATTCCAAATTAATTGATAAGTACATCAAGGATGGAACTGAAAAGAAGCAATTATTTGACGCGATCCAAACTGTACCTTGTATTGAGAAGAAGGCGAAGTGGGCCATGAAATGGTTTGACACGAAGTCTCGATCTTTCGCAGAGAGACTTTTTGCTTTTGCATGTGTGGAGGGTATATTCTTTAGTGGCAGCTTCTGCGCTATTTATTGGTTGAAGAAGCGAGGTCTCATGCCAGGTCTCTGCTTCTCAAATGAGCTCATCTCTCGCGATGAGGGTCTCCACCAAGAGTTTGCGGTGGAGTTGTTCAAGTTGTTGAGAAATAAGCCATCAACCCAAACTATTCATTCTATTGTTAAGGAAGCTGTTGAGATTGAAAAGGGGTTCATTCTTGACGCACTCCCATGCAACCTCATTGGGATGAATTCGGAGAAGATGTCTGAATACATTGAGTATGTTTCAGACAGGTTGTTGAAGCAAATTGGTGTGGCTCCAATCTGGAACTCCAAGAATCCATTTGATTTTATGGAAAATATCTCCCTTGATGGAAAGACCAATTTTTTCGAGAAGCGGGTGGGTGACTATGGGAAACTAGACGATGACGCGGGTGATATTGGTTTCGATGAAGACTTTTAAAGACTAGACCTAAAAATACCTTAGATGCACGCAATTCTACAATCAGTGGTTGGCGGACCCGGACCTCTGATTGTCGAACACAAAGGTGACATGTTTATTGAAAACTGTATGTTAATTACCAATAAACATGTGAATAATATTTGCAAAAAAATTGAAAATTTTGATATTTTAAAAATTGAACAAACTACGGATCGTTCATTTAAGATAATTACAAACTAGGACCACTGATGTCGAGAGAGCCAAGACTAAGGCCGGTGTCAACAAAGCCGTGTTCTTCCATACCAGGTCCTGGCACTATATCAGCCATACGCTTTGGCTGAGCAACACTCTTTTCTTCGGCAGCTTCAGCACACTTTTTGCCTGTGGCGGGCGCATCCTTCTTAACGTTCATCATACCCCAGACAACGAGAAGGAAAACAATAGAATGAATAAGAAGACCAAGAGTTGATGGACAACCATTTGGTGTCGCAATTCGTGGACCCAAAACACGACGGACAAGTCGGAAAGTTTCGGGGTTGGCGATAATGAAAAATGTAAGACCGGAAATAAGGGATGTGACAAACTTGTCCTGTTGCTTTTGACCGTTGCATCCACATCCACAATCTTTAAAAAGACCCATGATTAGTTTACTGTAATCGAACAAAAAAAAATTGACTTAAAGTCTAGCCTCCTAGTAGATATATAATACCCTCTACACAATGTCACTTGCTATCCAACGATCCTCTGATTTCTCCCCAGCTTCGGTTGGCTTTTCAAAACTTCGTAAGAACAAGAATGGCGGTAAGACCGTCTATCTCAACGGTGGCGACAACAAGAAACTCTACCTCCAACTCCCCTTCATGCGCTCTCCATACGGTCTGAGTGCTTTCACTGACGAAGGCACTGGACGCACCACCTATTCCCTCGATCTCAGCTTTGACACTGACAATGCTGAAGCGATGGAGCTCCATGACAAGCTCAAGGAACTTGACGATATCATTGTCAATACCGTTGCCGAGAACTCTAAGGAGTGGCTTGGTAAGGAGTTCAATGTCGCGGTTCTCCGTGAAGCTCTCTACAAGCCAATGGTGCGCCCAGGTAAGGAGCCATACCCATCTACTTTGAAGCTCAAGATTGCTACCAAGCCAGATGGTTCTTTTGTTCCAGAAGCTTACAACATGCAAAAGGAAGCTGTCCCACTTGACAGTGTTGAAAAGGGACAAAAGGTCATGGCCATTGTTGATGTCAGTTCCATTTGGTTCATTGACAATAAGTTTGGTGTGACTGTCCGACTTCAACAAACTCTCCTTGAGCAATCTACCAAGCTTCCATCATTTGCCTTCCAGGGTCTTGATCTTCCAGACGCTGGTGAAGTTGATGAAGATATCGAAATTGATGATGAAGAAGTAGATGAAGAATAAATACAAATTGTAATGAAAAATTAAAATCACTCTTCATGAGAAACAGAAAATTTCTCATGAAGAATTAGGAATGCTTTCACTCCTCAGATTTTCATATATCAACCCCCTAAGTGATTTCAGTCTCCTTCAATTTATCAACAAACTAACAAGAATGAACATTTCCAAGGCTATTCAGCGTGGTGACCTCGAAGATCTTAGAGCCAATGAACATGAAATTGTACAAGATGTGAATGATATGTTAGAACAGTCTAGTATTGAATGGGAAAACTACATTACCTATTGGATGGCGGCACACCAAGACCATGTGGTCGCCACTGAAATGTTCAAAGTATTTTTGAACACGTGTAAAACTTCTTTCAAACCAGAGATGTATGAAGAAGTAGTTGGTCTTTACGCACATCCAACCATGGTTGGTGCTGTCGCCACGAAAAACTTAGAAATTTTAGACTTGCTCAAGGGCTACATCAAAGATGCTGATATAGAAGAAGAGATGATGGCACAACATGGAGAAACTTTTCTTAGTTTGTAATAAGTATGGTGAAGCTTTCGGACCTTGTCCATATTGCCAACAATGCCAAGACCAACGCTCAGAAGAACGCAGTCGGCGAAGAAGTTAAGAAATTTTTGCGAGGAAAGAAGGCTTGTGACTATAAACTAATGACTAAAGAAACTGTGAGTGAAACTGGGAGTCCAAAGACCGTTCATATGGTAAAATCCAATATACTTTTTTCAAACACAGGTCTTCGCATCGAAAAGGGTAAGAACCTCCGAAAACTTGGCGAGGGACAGTATGGTGCTGTATTTTATGGCTGTCTCGAAGATAAATGTAACACAAAAATTGCTATGAAAGTTACCGATGAACCTACTGCCAAAATGGAATATCGTATTGCGGAAAAGTTGAAAGGTATGGGCGTACCTCGCATGTATCACTTTAAGAAATGTGGTCCCGATGATGTTCTTTATTTTGAATACGTAAAAGGGCAGACACTCCAAGAATGGATGAAAAGTCCGAGGTCACTTGATCAATATCGCTCTTTAATTTCACAACTTATCAGGAACTTGAAGAGAATTCACGAGAAATATCCAACGTTTAGACACCACGATCTTCACTGGAACAATATCCTTGTGTTGGAAGGCAACAAACCAATCATGATTGATTTTGGTATGAGTACAATTGAAGGTATTAGAAATCCAAATGTCACAAGTGGAGATTACAAAAACGATGGTATTTATGTGGGATCACATTACATGTATGATGCACATTACATTCTTAATATCATCCAATTTTCTACAGATAAACCTCAAGTAAAAAAATTTGTAAGAGATTTGTTTTCAAAGGAATACCTTGCGAAAAATTCAAATGTGGTTACATCGAGACGTCTTCGTCTCATGAGACATACAGGTCTCCCTACATATGACGATATCTTGAAGCACCCATTCCTTCAACCAAAGAAAGAAGGTGGTATTCTTCGAAAGATTTTACCAAAGAAGCCTGTGATCCCTATTAAAAAGACTGTGATGACACAAGCACCTAAAAAGGTAGGTAATGCAAGTGCCATTCGTCGCGCCAAAGCTATCCTTGAAAAGGAAGCTGCCAAAAAGAAGGTCCCACCAAAGAGGCCACAAATTCGGGGGAGAGATCCATCTGTCATGAACCAAGTTCGTGAAATTGAAAAGAAGCTTATGGCTGAAAAGAAACCTGTGACACCCAAACCAAAACTGCGAGTTTTCATAAACAAGAATGGCGACCTCAAAATTGAAAAGAAGAAGTGCCGTCTCTACAAGAAAGAAGATTTGGTTAAGATGTTCAAGTTAGATCCAAAAATGACTAAGGAACAAATGTGCAAGTTCATAAAAAATATGTAATCAAAGTACAATTTTGAAAACCCTCTTCGTACCCTCATCAACCACGGAAAGTATCTTGAACTTTGGTGTCTTGATGAGCTTTACCCCACCTTTTGTCACGAATGACTTCATCCGTTCAACTTCACCACGAGGCATTTTTCTGGTGTATTTGAGCGTGACATTTTTGTTACCTATGGAGAATACAGTTGAGGACATTTATTATATTTACACATAATAAAACTATGTGGCTTCTTGCTCTCCTCATACTCATCGATCTTTTGATTCTTTCCCAAACAGGAAAGCGACGCCTTGATGTGACTGTCAGCGCATCAGTTTCAAACGGAGAACAATGGACTGTTTACGGGACCATGGGATGTGGATGGACTCGTAAGCAGTTAGACTACATGAAGAAGAATGGAAAGTCATTCAAATTTGTAGATTGTGATAAGGAAGGTTGTTCAGGTATGGAAGCCTTCCCAACCCTTGTTAGCCCCAAAGGAGAAAAAACCGTCGGTTACCGAGAAGTTTAAGGACGAACAATGCTCAAGGACACCGCGAGAATAAAGGCGTCAAGCATGGTATCAATTGGTTTGAGTACAGAAATGTGCTTGACGAGGGATCGGTTCCAGGCAAAGCGCAACACAAAGGTCGCGATGAGGATATTGAGAATGAAGAGGAGAAGCTCGGTGAGCATATCCGACTTATTTTGAGACTTGACAACACGGTCGACAACTTGCATTTTACTTATTAACTACATTTTTTTCTGAGTAAAGTACAAATGAAAGAGCTGCCTCTTAGCGGTTCTGAAAGAAAATTTACTAATAGACGTTGGGGAACGGCTACTGGAATAGGAAACAACAATTGTTATGCATATGCGGTGGGGGACTATGAAGCATACAGGTGGCAAAAATCCATACCCGGTGACAGATCCGGACTTTCAAATAAACCACACGATTACACTCATTGTAAAGATCTTCCTAGACGCGTGATTTCAGATAATCCCACAAAGATATATCGTGCAAAAGCAAATGAAAAGTGTAAAAAGGGGTATTACAAAGTCATGATGTTTGTTTCTCCTGGACGTCCAACAAATTACATTCGACAAGGTGATTTTCACTTTTATGTTCAACACGGTGTTGTAGAATATAGAATCAAGCCCGGAGATACACAGAAATCAGTTGCAAAGTTTTTCAAAGTTCCAGAATCTAGAATTAAGAGAGCTGGCAAGTTTACACCAAATAAGAGAATTATCTTTAGAGCTAATGTTTTCAGTCACAAGAGGGGTTGGGCTACTGGTCCACTTCTGACTGATGCAAAAGGAAATGCTATTAAAGATCCTCGCAAAGCTTCTAGAAACTATCCTGGACTAAACTATGAAAGATACTGTAGTTCATTCTGCGTCAAGGACAAGGGAATCCAAGTCGGAAAGACTCATCCCAAGGTCCGTCAAAAGACTGTCTAAATCTAAAGTATTTTCAACATCAAATGACATATCAAATATGTCCATTATGTTAAAAATCGCCTCACTCCCCAATGACACAGCGTTGGATTGCGCTGTGTAGTTGTTCTGAACCGTAACAATCACTTTAAACTGCGAAACGTCGAATACTTTTCTACAAAGGGGGCAAGTATTCTTACCTTTACTTTTCCATTCCTCTAGACAGTGCGAATGGAACATATGTCCACAGCGGATCGGGGGATTATTTCTAGTCGACCTCACCTCATTGAGACATATAGCACATGGCGACATTCTAGAGTATGGTTTTAAAGTTTTTATTAAAATTTACCTCACTTACTAATAAATTTTGGACATATCAGTAACTTGGTCGCAAGCATCGCACTTGCCTCTAGATTGTTCAGAAAGCTTGTTGAGAAGTTCTGGACCATTCTTTTGGAGAAGTTGACGGTAAGAGTAGTTGTCTTCGAAAGAAATACCGTTTTGCTTCATAATGTAGTTGTTTGTGAGTTGGGCTGAGGAGTTGATGGTAAAGCATCGACCATCGGCCATTCCAAGTCGCTGTGACATTTTGTTACTGTAACATTAGAAATTAATTTGTCTGTTTGTGATTGTCTGGACCCAAGATTTAAATCCCTTCTCCTTAAGAAATTTGACCATGGGTTCGCATTTGTGTCCCAAAAATACATCAAAAACATCCTTTTCTTCTGTTGCTGTAACACGAATTTGTGGGTCATTATTAATGTGTTGATTAATAATGTTGTACGCAAAAGCAATCTCCTTGAGGGTCTCAGCACCGGTAATGATAATCTTGCCAGTTGAAAAAATACTTGTAGTAATTTCTTTCATATCTTGTGCCGGTTTTAATTTAATTTTAACTGCACTGTATCTGTCTGGTTCAAATGATACTTTGAAAATGTCGGAGTAATTTTCAAAATGTTGTGCAACACGCATAAGGTTGATGTTGTAGTTGAGACTGAAGTTGGAATTAATCATTACGACACGAAAAGATTCCACTGGCATCTGCGTTTCCATTCCCAAAAAAGTCTTGAAAATGTAAGTCAATTGTGTAATAATTCGCTTGCAGTCAAACAAATCGCAGCACCCAGCCACTTGAATTGATCCATTGGGGAAAACTTTCACAGACTTTGTACTATAACTATCATGATAGGTAAGTGTTACTTGGTTGTAAAATGTTGTTGGTTTCAACTTCCATTCAAAACCTTCTGCACTTTCTTTTGAAGACGTGCGTTTTAATTTGAAATATCCAAGTTTTTCAAAAACTGAGCGAAGTTTTTTAATATCGATATCTTGGACAAAACTTGACACCATCGTGATTGTTGTAATTTTTATCCAAGATGGTCTTATTTCTTCTGGGATATCATTCCTGAAATCATCAACAGTAAGAAGATAAGAAAAGCTGTTGTTGGCTATAGCCGAGTACATTCTTTATTGCTCTTTTATGTATGCTTTCTGATCTTTATCTGTTTTTAATGATGAATTGATGACTTAGGTATTCACTTAGAGAAATTAAGCTACATTTAATCAAATGTCCTCATTCATCAAGACGGCAAAAGCTGTTTATGATATCGATTCGGGGTTAGATTACATTGAAATAGAATATGAAAGATATGTCCGTGGTAAAGGATACATGACATACGTCGATTATATAAATAGCAAACCTCTTGCCGAATGGACTTTTCTTAAATCAAAAAGTCAATCTATACCATACGAAAAATTTTTAGATACTATGTGCGAAAAAACACTAGAAGTTCGTCAGAAAATGGCAGAACTTGCAGTTGAGAACATCATCGCTGATAAACAAAGTGTTCACACGTATATTCGAACTGCACACGCGAGTAAAATTTTGGATCCCACATTCCAACCACCTTGGATTAATATTAAAAGTGCTTGGCAGAGAGATTTCATTAAAAAGTTTTGCGAAGATACGCTTTTGGATTTAATTCAGAGAACACAAAATGAATCTAGACTTGATTATTTCTTCAACGTCGTACATAATATAGAATTGTAAAAAACACAATAAGAAGTATTATCCATCCTATCATTGAAAAACGAGGCTTTTTCGCAATACCAATGCGAACAGTTTTGTTTGTTTCTTCTTTATTAGAAAATCCCTTATCAATGTTTCTACGTGGATGAAGTGGTCTAGATAAAGAACACGTGTTAGAATCTTTCTTACACAACCCATAGTCACAGAATACACTCCTTTGTTGTTCTGGCATACCAACTTCTTTACGCGTTTCAGAAAAATCCTCAAAATCATTCATCTGCCCCACACTCCCTGGAAGGGAAAAATCATGTGCGACAAATGGATTGACATGGTTAATGGTATCTTCGTCGCTGAGCATATGTTTACTCATAATTAATATTATCGAAGATTATATTTTTTAGTCTTCATTTTAGTCTTGTGTTCTTCCCACATTTTATCAAGATCCACATCTAACATATGCGCCAATTGAAATAAATAACTAAATACGTCACCCATTTCCATCATAACATCTGTACCACGTTCCTTTTTTAACCCCGTTTTCCTGTAAGTTTTTTTGTATTGACGAATAGCTGATGCAAGTTCACCAACCTCTTCAGTCAGAAGAAGCCATACTGTATCCACAGCAGCTCTATCCCAACCTTTGGATTTACATACTTTTTCGGTTTCTGTCTTGTAATAATTCAAGCTCATCTTACAATCTTAACATCTCAAAACTTTAATTAATACCAATTTTGTTGTTTTTATCCAACTTGTTACCATAGGTGCTTGTATTTTTTGGAAGATCCAGGGGAGTACTAATTGTGTCTATTTCTTTTACGTAAGACATGTACTGTGAAACACCAGTTTTTATTTGTGACAGGGCAGTTTCAATAACACGTGTGTTCATTGTACGAACTTGTTCATTTACATCAGTATAGTGGTCACCCGAATTATTAATGAAAACAACTCTCATGATACCATAAAGGTCGTCAGAATTTTGGCGGTCAATCGCGATACCGGTCTTATTCTTGAATGCCTGACGAATCCCGCGCTGGAGAAGATTTTGGTTGAACTCAGAAAAGAACAAAGTGTTGAGTGGCGTCTCACACTGCTTGAGAGAATCGAGGTGAAGATTATCACACATTTAATATAGCCTCCGAAAAAAAACTCTGTAAATACTAAATGTTAAACATGGCTGACTTTGACGAAGCGTTTGGTGTCAAACCAGACAACCTTGAAGAAATCAAGTGCAAACCACCAGCCTGCTTTATTGGCTCCTATGCCCCAATATCCAAGGCCGGTGAAACTGGTAGATTTCACATGAACACTTATCTCCTCCACCCCAGTAGAAAGATGGAAACTGTGGGTTCTGTTCCAGTTAGAAGCGGTGACCTTGAAAAGTGCCGTAAGTAAGTTAAAAATAAAACAAGAAGTTTAATTAGTAAACCGTGATGAGAGTCACAAAACGTTCCGGTCGTATTGAAGACATGAAATTCGACAATGTCACCAATAGGATCAAAAAGTTAACATATGGACTCTCCGAAAATTGTGATTCTTCCAAAGTTGCACAGCAAGTTGCGTCATCCCTCTATGATGGTATCACCACACAAGAAATTGATACACTTTCTGCTGAAATTTGCATTGGAATGATCACGACAGATCCAGATTATGAAATTCTCGCAACCCGCATTACTGCTAGTAATATCCAAAAAGTCTGCCCAAACAACTTCTATATGGCAATGAAAAAACTTGCAAAAGCGGACATTGTCACACAGGAAGTTGTCGAAATTGCGGGAAGGGTAAAAGATGATATAGTTTCAAAAAGAGACTACGATTTTGGATACTTTGGTCTCAAGACTTTGGAAAAGTCATACCTTCAAAGACTTGATGGTGTTTTGATGGAAACACCACAGTACATGTTCATGCGAGTTTCAATTGGTATTCACGGAGATGATATCCCCTCTGTACTTGAAACTTACGATAAAATGTCTCAAGGTCTTTTCATTCACGCAACACCAACCCTTTTCAATTCGGGTACACCAAGACCACAAATGTCCAGTTGCTTCCTCATCGCTAACAAAGAAGATTCAATCAATGGCATTTATGGAACCCTCACAGAATGTGCACAAATTTCTAAGTGGGCGGGTGGTATTGGTATGCATATCCACGATGTAAGAGCCAATAAGTCTCGTATTAGAGGTACAAATGGTCAATCCGATGGCATTATTCCAATGCTCCGCGTATTTAATTCAACGGCACGTTATGTAAATCAGGCGGGGCGCCGAAAGGGTTCCATTGCGGTGTATCTCGAGCCATGGCATGCCGATATCATGGAATTTCTTGAGTTACGTCTCAACCAGGGGGATGAAGAGGCCAGATGTCGCGACCTCTTTTCAGCTCTCTGGATTCCAGATCTATTCATGAAGAGAGTTGAACAGGGTGGTCAGTGGTCTCTTTTCTGCCCAGACAAGGCACCTGGTCTTTCGGATGCTGTGGGCGAAGAGTTTGAAGCTCTATACACAAAGTATGAGGAGGAAGGGCGAGCAAATGCGACTGTACCAGCTGCAGAAGTTTGGAAGGCAATCCTCAAGTCACAAACAGAAACAGGCACTCCATACATGCTCTACAAGGATGCGTGTAACAAGAAGTCAAATCAGAAGAATTTGGGTACAATTAAGAGTTCCAATCTTTGTACGGAAATTTTAGAGTACACTGATAAGGATGAGACGGCTGTTTGCAATTTGGCGTCAATCGCCCTTCCGAAATATGTCAATGAAGAGACTCGCACTTTTGATTATGAAAAACTTCATGAAGTCACAAAGACTGTCACCAAAAATCTGAATAGAGTTATTGATAGAAATTTTTATCCCGTTGAGACAGCTAGAAAGTCTAATATGAGACACAGACCAATTGGTTTGGGTGTTCAAGGTCTTGCGGATGTATTTATTTTGTGTCGTCTCGCATTTGATTCTGACGAAGCTAAGGAGATCAATGCGCGTATCTTTGAGACGATGTATCACGCAGCCCTTGAGGCGAGTTCTGAATTGGCAGAAGTTGAAGGGTCCTACGAAACATTTGAAGGATCACCAGCTTCACAAGGTGTGCTCCAATTTGACATGTGGGAAGGTGAGACGAAGCTTCATTATGATTGGGACGCACTCAAGGAAAGGATCAAGGAGAAGGGTCTTCGTAACAGTCTCCTCATGGCACCAATGCCCACAGCTTCTACTGCCCAAATCTTGGGTAACAATGAATGCTTTGAACCATACACAACTAATATCTATTTGAGACGTGTATTAGCGGGAGAATTTGTTGTGGTAAATAGACATTTGGTAGAAGACCTAAAGAAGATTGGTCTCTGGTCCAAGGATATGAAAGATCTCATGGTGAAGGCTGGCGGATCTATTCAAAATATTGTAGATATTCCAGATGAAATTAAGAAACTTTACAAAACCGTCTGGGAAATCAGTCAGAAGTGTATCATTGACATGGCTGCTGATCGTGGGAGATTCATTGATCAATCTCAAAGTATGAACCTCTTCATGGAAAGTCCAACCTTGTCAAAATTGTCTTCAATGCACATGTATGCGTGGAAGGCGGGTCTTAAGACAGGGATGTACTATCTTCGTTCAAAAGCAAAGGCTCGTCCAATCCAATTTAGTCTTGAACCAGAATGTGTGGCTTGTTCAGCTTAAAGTTTTAATGTTATATTCAACTAGTGCAATGTCTAAAATTAACGAAGCTCTTGAAAATCTAGAAATTGCGGATTTCAATAACCGAAAGATCGTGCTATCCACCAAGGAGGGTACTCCAATGAGAATACAGTTCCCTCGTTTGTATATGCCTTTCGGTGTTTCGGGATTCACCCCAGAAGTTGGAGCAACTAAATACAACATTGATTTTGCTATGAAGGGTTACGATGAAGATGGAAGTTACATTAAAAAGTTCTACGAATCATTGAAGTCTATTGAAAATAAAATCATTGATTCGGTTGTAGAACAAAGTGAAAAGATCTTTGATAAGAAGATGACAAAGGAGGAACTTCTTCCAATGTTCAATTCAAACATTAAGGAGAGTCAGGATCGTGAGCCAAAGTTTCGTGTCAAGGTTGATACAGATCACAATAGTATGATTAAGGCGGCTGTCTATGACGCGAACAAAAATCCAATCAAGACTGAAGTTTCAAATGGTCTCTATGCAAGAAATAGTGGACATGCTATCGTTGAACTCAATAGTGTATATTTCTTGAACAGAAAGTTCGGTTGTACTTGGAAACTTCATCAACTTGTGGTTTATGAACCACAGAACCTAAAAGGCTTTCAATTTCAAATTTAACTGTTTTTATTCAAAAGAAGAAGGTGATATATGATTTGAGCCTCCTTAAGAAGTTTACCCTGAACCTTGGTAAAACTCTTAGGGTCCAAACCTAGCTTTATCTTAGCCAACTTAACGGACTCGTCCCACTTTGCGAGAGTCATTCTTATAATACCCCTACAAATTTTTACGCCATCTTCTTCATCTTCTTCTTGTACTCCTTAGTACCTTCCTTTGGCTGGAGGGCAAACTTACCCTTCTTTGGCTTGAAGACCTTGGTCAAGTGCTTCTTACCTTCACGCTCCATGCGCTTGAGAGCAGCCTTGTGGGCAGCGACGGACTTGATTTGGCCGTCATTTGGATCCAACATGAGATCCTTTTGAGTAAGACCACCTGAGGTTTTGGCGGCGGTTCCGTGGAAAACTTCGGCGCGACTTCCAATTGGCTTGGTTGACATCTTTTTATACATTAGGCACGGAATATTTTCTTGATGTCCAAAATTGAAATTTTTTCGGTGGTTCTCTTTACTGGAATTTGTTTTTCAATTCTCTCGTCATTGAGGACTTTTGAACAAACGATTGATTTGTGACCTTGGAGAGCCATCATCTCTTCCTCCACACTCACAAATGTATCCGTCTCTTTGTAAATGAGTTTCTTCACATATACTGGTTTAGTCTGCCCTGTACGGTGACTGCGACCCACAGCTTGGAGTTCTGTCGCAGGATTCCATGACGGACCTGTGATATAAACGCGTGTTGCCTCTTGGAGGTTGAGTCCTTGGCCTCCGGACTTGATTTGGATGATGAAAACAGCTCCTGGTGGCGCTTTTTTGAACGCAGTCACTTGATTGTCACGCTCTTCTTTGGGGACAGAACCATCAATACGGAACGTTGGACCTTCCAGATTCTTCTGAATGTAGTCCATCTCTCCCTTGAACTGACAGAAGACGAGGGTCTTTTCATCTGGATGCGACTTAATCATATTGAAAAGAGTCTCCATCTTGTTGGACCTACCTATCCAATGTTCAGGTTGCGTACCATTCTGTTTCGCAATACCATCTAAGTACATCTGAGGCCATATCATACATTGTCTGGCACGAAGAAGGCATTCCAAGATTACCATATTCTTTGAGTTGAGGCTGATAGCATGCTTGAAAGCATCCTTGATTGTATCCTGAGCATCCTTGAAGACAAACTCGTACAACTGTCTTTCATCTGGAAACATCTCAAGTTCAACATTTTCAAAGTAACACGGTGGAAGTTCCAGTCGTGTATTAATTTTCGCGAGATCATCTTTGGTTCTCCGAAGGATGTAAATGTCTTTGATCTTGTTAGTCATACCTTGGACAAGAGGCTTCTCAATACCAAGGAAAGCGCACAGCGACACAAAGTCATTCATAGAATTGAAAACTGGAGTGCCGGTTACAATCCATTTGATGTCAGACTTGATTTTGCAAACACTTTTGAAGAGTCTTGACGATTTGTTCCGAATTTCATGAGCTTCATCCAAGATCACACGATCCCATACATACATATGAATAGGGGTATCTTCGGGAGTTGAGAGGAGTGAATATGGTGTAATAACGACATCGTGTTCAAGGATATCCGTAAGAGATCTCTTTGGTCCATCAAATATGCCAACTGAGAGACCCGGGGCAAACTTTTTGATTTCATTCACCCACTGAGTGATAATAGATTTGGGTACGACGATGAGTGTGCGTCTTTTAGGGTTTCCAAGCATTGTGGAAACCATTTGTACAGTCTTACCCAGACCCATTTCGTCACATAGAAAGCCTCCTTTAGGACCAGAGGTTTGATTTTCCATAGTAAGCATCCAAAGGACGCCTTCTCTTTGGTATGGAGCAAAAAGGCGTCCATTGAGATTATCTTTAGCGCGGTTGTATTGTTCTTCAATCTTCATGGTAGGTATCTTCTTCAGAAAGCTCAGCAACTTCGCACTTAGGTTGTGGTACTTCCTTTTTCTTGCGCGTCTTCTTCTCCTTTGGTTTGGGGAGTTCATCTAAGTGTTCTCTATAGTATAGAACCTTGTCCCAAAACTCTTTCATGACGGGAAAATAGGTTTTCCACCATTCCCGATCTCTCTTTACATTAACTACTACAAACTCTTCTGGTCTAGGCCAATTGAATTCCGCAGGTTTATATTGAATGAAATCTGCTTCTTCTAAGTCCAAAATCTCCATACATAACTGTAATTGGGGCATATAATGCTCTGGAACACATGCTTCAATTTTACGAGACATTGGGCACTTAATCTCTACAAGTTTTCCAGACTCTGACACACCATCCGGTGATCCACCCAACCAATTATGTTCCGGATGAGGGCAAAGACCGATTTCATGGACAACTTCTCCATGTCTTTCTTCATAGAGGATGCGAGCTTCATCTTCATATTTCTCACCGTGACGTGTTGCTTCATTGCCCATGAAGCGAGGTCCAATACCACATTTTTTAAGGAGGAGATCTTCGGGTTTTTCATATTTATTCTTCCCAATAGCTGTAGCGGCATCTGAAGCAGTCAGCATATTGCCGCGAAGAGCTAACCATTCTTCAGACTTTTGAGCCGCATATTCCCTTTCAATCAGAGCCTTGACGTTGGGATGCATATTAACTTATTGTTGTTGGTAATTTTTAAGCTGTTCAAAGAATGCTCTGGCAGCTAATTGTTCGGCTTGCTTTTTGCTCTTTGCTTGTCCTCTACCACCAAATTGACCATTTATGTAGGCGTCAATGTAAAAAATACCTTCGTGATGTCCCACAACTCTATATTCGGGTAATGGGAAGTTCATGATTTGGCAGTAGCGCATTAGGTGATCCTTAAAATTATCATCGATCATGATAGCATTCATATTAATGAACTTGGGGTCATTATAGATTCTAAGAACAAACTCCTTTGCGTGAAGGAGACCCAAATCCATATAAATAGCACCCACGAGGGCTTCAAATACATCTTCTAAAATCTTTGGGTTATTATTCCATCCATTTCTCATACCCTTTTCATCCATGAGAACCAAATTGTTGAGACCCAACTTGATGGCAATATCAGCTAAAGTTTCTGAGCGAACGAGTTTTGTACGAGCTTTGGTGAGAAATCCTTCTTGTCTTTCTTCAAATCTATCAAAAAGAAACTTTGTGATGATAAAACCTAGTACCGAATCGCCCATGAATTCCAAAGTTTCAAATGATTCGTTGAATTGTTCATATTCTTTGAGGGCGGATTTATGAGTAAAAGCTTTTTGATACAAAGACAGATTCTTGATCTTTGTACCAACAAGTTGTTCAATCTGATTTTGATCAACAAACATGTCGAGTTTTATTATTGTAAGGTATTAATTTTTTAAGCCTTCTTCACGTAGTGGGGGCTGAGGTACTTTTGAAGGTTAAGGTAGGTGACAACAACGTCAGCTGGTGGTTGGAGCAAATCCTTGAGCTTTTCGTCGAGGATGAGTTGGCGTCCGTTATCTGGATGCTTGAGACCCTTTTCGGTGATGTACTTGTTGATAAACTTGGTCACTTCGGAGCGAGAGATCAATTCACCTTCGGCAAGTCCCAAGAATTCACGCAACTTAGGTGTCACTTCCTGCTTACGGTTGAAACCGTTGTTGGCAGCGCGCGCCTTGGCCTTTTCGCCATTTGGATCCTCTTGGGTGCTCTTGACCTTACGGACGAGCTTGGTGAGGGCCTTGACGTCGGCGCGGAGAGCGGTGAGTTCAGCTTGGATAGTTTCAAGAGACATTATATCTTTTCTAGGAGGTTAATCTTTAAGTAAGATAAACAGAAGAGCAATCGTGACTATAATCAAACCAAGATATATCAATGATTTTGTATCATCTGTTTGATTAAAATGATCTACAATACGAAATGGTTGTTTTGGTTCAATTCCTTCAACCTGCCCCGGGCACCCACCAGCGCAACAGTCTACTGGACATGGTTTTAATTGAGCACCACGCCTTGCGGCGCAAAATTGGTTTGACATTGGGTTGGTTGTATCACTGTAAGCATAGCATCTACACTCGTCAATGATATTGCACACCATATTATTATGTAGCAATATAATAATGGATACTGAAATTTATTCAGAAGCTGTGATCAACAGATTTTTAAAGAAAAATTTGTTCTTCAATGATCCAGTACTCGAAAAATATTATCGACAAAACAACTTGTCTGGATTTAGAAAAAGAGTGCACAGACTTTACAAAAACGAGAGCTTTGAAAAAATAACATACGCCCTCGTTACGGATGCTATTCGAGATATAGTTCTTAAAACTGTCGGGGATCTCAGCGATTTTTTGAAACCAATGGGTGACCTTGTGATTTCGGGTGGAGAAGCTTTTAACATGCATCTTGAACGTAAAGATAGATTGATCACAAGCGATATAGACACAAAGTTTCTTCCAAGAATTCCCCGCGATTCAAAATATTTTGGAAGACTTCAAGCCATCAAACTTTTATTGTGGGATAAACTTGGAGAAACTGCAAAGAAGATCAATATGAAAGTTAAACAACGGTTATCTAAACAGAACAAGGTAGCTAGATTTATAGGTTTAGGCTTTGCTGAGAGTGGACCATACGTCACAAGACGATATCTTCTCATCAAGAAGAAAAAGACGCAGCGTGGTCAAGAACCTTCCAAAGGTGACATTTTCATAGATGTTGAACTATTTGCTCTAGATTTGAATTTAAGATACTTTTCAATTAAAGATGGTAAAATTGTACAGTCGGTACTTGGTGGTATATTAGACATACCATTTATGCGTCCAAACGAATTTGGTTATGAAGTTGTTGAATCAAAAAGGTCTGGTATCACATATAAAAACAAAGATACCAATGCAATGATTCACGATAAACGTGTCTATGTCGCAGGAAAAAGATTTTTACTCGACGATGTTTATCTCATGCAAAAATTGGGCCTCAGACCCGAAAAAAAGGAGAAAGATCGCCAACGTATGTACAAACTATCAAAATTGATTACAAAATTTGCAAACATAAAACCAACTGATGATATTAATACAATCTATGAACACACTCACAATAAGATAAAGAGTGTTTATTCAAAATCTAGACGCCCAACACGTATAAACATGTCTCTTGCTTCCAAAGTTAATCCATATAAATATACAGAATACACTACAAAACCCCAGGCGGACCGCTTATCTAAACAGGTTGTTTATGGTATAAAAACTTCAATACCAAATGTCGATATTCAAGGGTTTACAAGAACATATGGTAGTCAACGTTTCGATATTAAAACACAAGAGTGGGTCACAAATACTTCAAAAAATTACATAAAAAATGAGTATAATTACAGGCCAACGCAACCATTGAAACTTCCCGAATATTTGAACATATCAAAATTACTTTATGGATACAAACCAATCAGAGATAAGTGGGTGCCACCCGCAATCATAAAAAGGTCAGCACAGATTCCATTTGTTGGTTTAAAGAAATGAAACACAGTACATATATAATGTTGTACACAGCTCCAATTAAGGGTGATGACGGTTTGTATTTTGTGAAAGCGCTTACCGACGAAAAACGCAAGTGCTTTGTTCAGTTGAACAGAACTACTATCAGCGATGTTTCGTCAGAAATTGTGTTTGATTTGAACACTGACGCCAACAAGGCGAAAATTCAAGATATTGACAATCTTAACCTCGCAGCCGCGCGCGATAATTGCGCTGGGTGGTTTGGCAAAAATCTTTCGGATGATGTCATTCAATCGGCGTATACCCCAAGCATCGTTAATGAACAAATTACAGGCGACTGCATCACCGTCACCAAAGTTTTTAACAGTGACCAAGAACTTGTTGACATGGATGTAGTTACACAGGGTAAAAAGTGCAATGTCATTTTGGAATTTGCCGGTCTTTGGTTTGCGAAGAAGGCTTTTGGTCCAACCTGGAATATTTTCCAGGTCAAGGTTTTCGACGAACCAAATCTTGAAGTGTATCCAGAAGAGTATGCATTTAATGACGAAGATGCGGAATAAAAAAATTGTTGATCATATATAAAAGATAATGAAGGGTCGTCGTGCTCAGAACCTCATGTTGTTGCTTGGTGTTGTCGCCCTTGCCTATGTTCTCTTCACTTTGAACAACAAATCCACTTACTCCATTAAGGAAACTGAATACGCGGGTTTCGATCTCGCACCAGCTCAAGTTGCGGCGGACGCGACCGCGAAGAACGGCTGTGGCATGCGCGCGGGTACCGGTCTTGCATCTTCTCTCCTCCCACGTGAGGTTGCTTCCCAGGAAGACTTCGGTCAATTCGCCCCAGAAGACATCCTCAAGGGACAAAACTTCCTCGAACCACGTAAGCAAATTGGCTTCCCAGAAACTGTTGGTGGTGCGCTCAGAAACGCCAACCAACAAATCCGCTCTGACCCACCAAATCCAAAGGATGGCTATGTCTGGAATAACTCTACCATTGTCCCAGACGAAATGCAGCGCGATTTGTGCTAATTTCGCTTAAAGATTAGACCTTAGCTTTATGTAAATAATGTCAGTACCTAACGAACTCTCTGAAAGCGTTTCCAAGCTTGTTGAGCTCAGCAAGCAACTCACTGAAGCGAAATCTGATATCAAAATCCTTAATCAAGAAGAAAAACGCCTCAAAGAGGCCGTCAAAAAGCATATGATTAATCAGGGTATTGATACCATTAACCTCAGGAAAGGGAAGATTAGCTTGCGTAAGTCTGTACGCAAGGGTAGCATGAATAAGGATGCTATCAAGGATGGTCTTCTTAAGTTTTTCGGTGGCGATGAAGTCAAAGTAGAAGGCGCTCTTAATGCCATTCAGGATAACCTTAAAGTAAAGGAATCTACTTCATTGTCGTTAACCGGGATAAAAGATAAGCCCCCAAAAGAAGATAAGTAATAACCATGGTTTGGAGTCAATACGTATACGAAGCGACCACCGGGTCGGAGGTAGTACCCAGTGACGAAGAAGATTTTGAAGATGATGTTCATCTCAGTGTTGAAGATTGGCAAATTAAATACTCAGATGAATTGTGGCACATGTGGGACACTGTACAGCAACTATTGAAAGATGCATTCTTAGAGCATGAACTCATGACTGAATGCGATTTTTCGGACTTTGCGGAATTCTGTTACGATAGTCACGAAGATGACTGCGACTTCGTTTGGATTCCATATGAATCGCAACTTTCTTATATTTGGAGGCATATTCAAGAATATCTGGATGACACCGGACTTTACAATGAAATTATGCCCGGTGCTACATTTGATCACTGGGTAAGGTTTGCAGCTACACATTCAAACAAAAAATATGTCACTATATATTAACCATGCTCCCAGATATTACCTCCCAAAAAGTTGCGATTCCAGCCGCCCTTTTTTTGGCGCTCAGCCCAGGCGTTCTTTTGACCACCGACGGGCGCAGTCTCAAGATCAGAAATGGAAAGACCAATCAAATGGCTATTATGTTCCACGCTCTCGTGTTCTTCCTCGTCTACAGTCTCATCGCGAAGGCGTTGGGTCTCGTGTTGACCAAGACCGACTTGATCGTGACCACCACTCTCTTCTTGGCTCTCAGCCCAGGTCTTCTCTTGACCATTCCACCAGGTTCTGGCGGACTTCTCCGATCCGGTCAAACCAGCCTCCCAGCGGCTTTCACCCACGCGATCGTGTTTGCCTTGGTCTTCGCGCTTTTGCGTCGTCAATTTCCTCAATTCTATTAAATAGGAGGATGAAGTACCTTGTTTTAGGTCCCGCATCAATGGGAATTTTCTCGTTGATCGGAACCTTAAAAGCACTTGAACCCAAACTTGTAGATGTCAAGGAAATATCCGGAGCATCCGCAGGTTCTATTTTGGCTTTACTTTTAGCTTTGGGGATGTCTGTGGATGAGATTTTGGAAATTGCTCTAGATTTGGATATCCCCAAATTTGTTAAATTGCGCATAGGTTCATTCTTTAACAAATTTGGTTTTGTTGATTTGGAACCTATTCGTGAAAAATTAGTTGAAGTGTGTGGAGGTGATCCCACATTTGAAGAATTGGATATGAAGATTTATGTGTCTGCGTATTGCCTAAATACATCTACAACTGAGTACTTCTCACGAGACACTCACCCGAAGATGAAAGTCATAGATGCTGTATGTATGAGTATGGCAATACCACTCATCTTTTCTTGTGGTAAATATGACGGCAAGACTTATGTAGATGGCGGAACACAAGAACAATATCCAATGGTACCATTTTTAGACAAAAAGCCACATGAGATTACATGTGTCAAGTTGAAAATGGATAAAGTTTATCAAGAACAAATAAATAATCCTAGACAGTACGTTGAAGCCCTCATCCGTTCATCTCTCACAAATAGAGTTGAATACAGTGAATACACAGAACTAGTTGAAATAAATGTGGGTGATACCAACATTTTTGACTTTAATATGTGCTATGAAGATAAGGTTAAATTATATAATATAGGGTACTCAACCATTAAATAATCCCGTTCTACTTTTTTGTTAACTTAATATAAAACATGAACGCATGTGATCCCAATGCGGATATAGATAATCTTAGACAATTGATTAAGATTAACTCGGGAATAAATATTAAGTTAACAAAAAAAGAAATATGTCAGGCGTATACCGAAATTCAGGATGGTAAACTTCCACTTCCACCGTTAGTTATAACCACGGATAGAACTTACCTAATTGACAAGAAGTCTCCATTAAAACAAAATGATTATGAGCTTCTTTTTGATCCAACTACAAAGAGGGTCGACCTTAAGAGAATTGCTCGGAAAGTTGATCTCAAAAATGTTGATCAAATGACTAAAAAACAAATCGTTGAAGCGATCGGAAAGCGTCTCAGATATATGAAAGTGCACGAACCCGTTAAAATTGGAAGGAAGAGACAAACACGGGTTATCGTTAACCGAAACACAGCAGTGAACACAAATGTGAATAACACAGCAGTGAATGGTTACAATACTAATATTAATTCAGCGATGAATAATGATAACACTATTAACAACAATGTTGTCAAGAACAACAATGTTGTCAAGAACAACAACAATGGGGGTCTCAAGTTCAATAACAATGGGGGTCTCAAGAATAACAATGGGGGTGTCAAGAACAACAACAATGGGGGTCTCAAGTTCAATAACAATGGGGGTCTCAAGAATAACAATGAGGGTCTCAAGTTCAATAACAATGGGGGTCTCAAGAATAACAACAAAAATTCAAAAGTTACTTTTCCAAAAGGTGGACTTTTCAAAAAAGGGGAAAAGCCAAAATTTTTAAATAACACCCGAAAAACAAACAATGCACCAAAGAAACCGGGTTTCTTCGCGAGTTTGTTTGGAAAAAAGAGACAAAATAACTTTACCCCTTCCGATAAATGGAAGGGGTCTAAAAACGGGTATGTTTTTAGACGGGGTGAAAAGGGATTGGGTTACTATATAAACAATGGTGGTTTTGTAATGCAAGGACCACAACTTCCACAATATTATGATCAAAAACCAACCCCAGCTAAATCGACTATAGAGGAAAAAAGAAAGATTTTTAGTGAACTTTTGAAAAATTATCCATTGAGTAAGCCGGATAAAGATGAACTTTTAAGTCGTGTCACAGAACTGTCAAATGTTAATTTTATGAAACGAATGGCAAATAATCTTGTCGCTAAAAGAAAAGATGAAAAGAAAGATGTCGCACAACAAAATCTTTTTTCATTTTTAAAACCACTTGAAATTAATCAAAAAAATAAGAATGATTTTCTTAGAAAATTCAAAAATGAAAATGTCAACATAAATTCGATCAAAACTGAAGCACTCAAACTTCAAGAAACAAAAAAACGTGATGAAATTGAAACCAAAAGAAGTTCATTAGAGAAACGTCTCATAAATATTGGTCTTAACCAGTCTAATCAAACTGTCATCATGAACAAGTTCAATAAAGGTAACAGAAATGTAAATAAATTAATTGAACAAGCTAAGGAAATAAAGACAATACAAAATCTCAAAATTTCTAATCAAAAAAAACGCGAAATTCAAGAATTTATTTCATACGTAAATAAACTTCCACATTTGACTGAGCAGGATAAGCGCAAAATTATTAATTCAGAAAATTACAACAGAAACAAAGCGCTAAATTTGTCCAGACAAAAAGGTGAGAAAAAAGCCAAACTTGTGAATCATATGAACCGCCTTGGTCTCAATAGCGAATCAAAGCAGAAATTGCTGAATCGTATTAACAATACAAATTTGAACACATTGAAAGCCGATGCAAATAGTATTGCTAGACAGGTTATGAATACCAAAGAGAACCAAGAAAGAAATAGACTTGAAAAATACATAAATAATTCGGGTCTTAACCAAAGTGATAAATTGAATATATTGAAAAATAATCCATCATTTAATGAGGGTAAAAGACGGGTTAATGCAAAACTTCAAAATAAAATTAAAGATAAAAGGAACAAAGATAGAGTTGCTTTACAAATATTTCTAAACAAATTGGGTCTTAATAGAAATAATGGTGAACAAATACAATTTTTGAATAATTTTAATAAAAATGTCAATTTGAACACTATTAAAAGAAAAGCTAATCAATTTGTGAAAAATAAACAAACTCGTGCGAAAGCGGAAAAAAGAAATGAACTCCAAAAACATCTAGTTGGATTGGGTCTCAAAACCGAAGAATTGCAAAAGCCATTTCTTAACAAGTTTAATCAGAATGTTGATAATGCAAACGCTCTTAAAATTGAAGCAACAAGATTTGTGAATCAGCGTATAAAACAACAACGCCTCGTGGCAAGAAAAGATCTCATCGATTATTTGCGCACATTATCTTTGAACCAAACAAATGTAAATATGATACTCAAACAATTTGACGAAACAAATACCGATTCCAAAGTACTCAAAAATCGGGCCGCCGAAATTAATACTTCAAGAAAGCAAGAAAGGCAGGTTAAATCCGAAAAGGAATTTTTCCAATACCTTGAAACACTCGAGGATCTTACACCCGAAAATAAAACGGAAATCACTTCAAAGATCAATTTAAATTTTGTAAATTGGGATGCGCTCAAAAAATCGGCAACAAATAGGGCTATTAAACGTGCTAATGAGAGGCGCACCAAACAAAGAGATGAATTAATTGTTTACATGAAAGAGATGGGACTTGGTATGTGGACTAGACGCAAATTTTTAAAAGCGTTTGATAATCGTACAAAGAATTTAACTACTTTGAAACAAGAAGTCAAACAGTTTAAGAATCAAAAAAATAGCGTGGCGCGTTTACAACAAAAAAAGACACTCACAAAAGATTTAGATAAGTTGGTGTTAACAAACAAAAATAAACAGGATTTCCTTGAAAAGTTCAATAATAATACCGCTACGGCTACTAATATATTGGTTGAAGCTAAAGAACTAGCGGCTAATAGAATATCAACAAAACGAAGTGAATTGGTTGTTTTCATGTCGAATATTGGAATCGAAGCGGGTGATCAAAGTCTTATTTTGAAAAACTTTGACGCAAATCCAAGAATTGCTAGTTCTTTAAAAGCTAAAGCTCAAAAATTGAAGGAGACACGAAATCTTCAACGCCGTGATAGAATTCGTGATGAATTAAAAAGATATCTCAATACTTTGAACATGTTGAACAAATCTAATAAGAAAAAACTATTGGCCAATTCTTCCAGATCTTATAATAATGTAAAAAATGAAGCTAATAAGATCCAAGAATTCAAAAAAACAATGAAAAAGAACACTAATAGAAAAACCCTCCAAAATGCCGTCAAGAACTTAAATTCCGATGACCAAATGTACATTCTTAATAAGTTTAATAGTCAAAATGTGTCACTCAAAGAAATATTAAAAGAGGTTTCAAATCTTAGAGGTAAAAAAGTGGCGGCTATTAAAGCTGAAAAACGAAAAGAATTGGAAGCATATATTAATGATCTTGGTATAAACGGCACTAAACTATTAAAAAAGTTTAACAGTGGGCGTGCAACTGTTGATCGTCTCAAGAGAGACGCTGATAATATGAAATTGGAACTCAACGCAGCATCTTTGAAATCTAAAAAAGATGCTATCCGAGGTTTTATGAAAAATACTATATTATCTGAAAAAGATAAACAAGTATTCTTGAATAAAATTAATCTCGCTACAAACTTGGATATTGTTAAGAGTGAAATAAGAGAACTCAATACAGAACTCAAAGGTAGACGTAATACTTTGGCGAGTAAGAGGAGTGAAATGAGCGTGTTTTTGAATACACTTAATGATCTTACACCCAACCAGAGAAAACGATTCATGAATAAAGTTGTTAATATCAATACAGATATCAGTCCCATAAAATTTGAAGCTGAAATGTTAAATAAATCTGCTAAAAATAAGCGTGCGGCTAACAAGAAATCTGAAGAGATAAGACAGGCCCAAGAAACTAAAAGAAAAAAAGAGCAAAATATGAAGAACGTTGCTGCAGAACTTCAAAGACTTACAAGTCTCACTAAAAACAATCGTGTCACTTATATTAAAAAGCTTAACAAAACTAATAAAAATACTGTGATCCGTGAGGCGAAAATTGAAAATGACCGTAGAAAACGTCAATCAATCGCAACTAAACTCGCACAACAACAGGAAGCTAGAAGACGCAGAGAAATTAAAGAAGATATTAAAAGGCAAGCAAACGAAGAGAGAATGGTTAAAAATGAACAGACTAAGAAAGTTGCGTCTAATCTTCAGGCTCTCACACACTTAAAACGGGAAAACCGTAAAAAGTTTATGAATAGACTTCAGAAAAATGGCGCCAATAAAGTAATTGCCAATGCGACAAAACTTAATCAACAACGAAAAGACGACGAAGCATCAACTCGACGCGGTATTGAGTGGAAGCTTCAAAAAATTGGCGTTAAAGGTTCCGAACTTCAAGCCTTGTTGAAGAGATGGAATGATTCTAAGGACAAGACTATTTTTGATGAAGCGCGTAAAATGGTTGCAACTAAGCGGGAGCCACTTTTGGCGAGAATTAAAAGGGATGTTCCCGTGAGTAACAATTTCTCAAAAGCTCAAATGAAATGGTCTGCCGCCGTTCGAGAAGCCACAGATGATGCATCTTTACAGAAAATCGAAAGACTTTTAGATGCCAAGTTAAAGCTCAAAGCTAGAACCGAGGCTGAAGTCAAGAACCTTCCACCAAGAGAACAAGCTCGCTATCTTAAGAATTTCATGACTTACAGAAATGATGTGGCTCAAAAAACACTAGAACTTAATAAACTCATTAAGTCTAAACGTGACGCTAAAGATAAAGTTATCCGCAATACAGCTACTAAACTCCAATCATTGAATAAACTGGAGAGACAAAATAGACAGAGTTTCATGAAAAGAGTTCAAATGGGTGAAAACACAAAATCCGTATTAAGAAATGCCGAAAAGTTGCAACGTAATCGTACAGCTGCGGCGAGACTTGAATCTCAACGTAAAGAACGTGAGCAAAGAGAAAAACAACAAGTGAGAGAACGGGAAGAACGCGAGAGAAAGCAACGCGAGTATGAGAAAGGTAAACAGAACAAATTGAGAGCGAACACCGCCAAAATGCTTCAGGGTATGTCAGGTCTCGAACGCTCCAATCGAAAAGAGTTTATGAATAGACTTCAAAGAGGTAATAATCCGGCTAGAGTTATTTCCAATGCCAGAGCTAAAAATCAAGCTGCACGACAACAACCCAAAAGAAATCCCACACAACAACCAAAAGGGCGTGTTGCCGGAAAAACTAAGAAAATGAAAGCGAAAAACCGCATTCGTATGAATATAGCTAAAAGACAGAGGATGCAACGAAGATAATTTCTCGGATCATATAAATGAAGTCTAAGGTAATTATTCCAATTAGTAACTCTGGAATTCTTAGCGCTCATGGTTACAGTGATGTGCGCGACAAATCCCCACTCTCGAGACACCGCGCTCTCGCCAAGGTTATCAGGGCGGGTGAACCACCCCTTGGTCTCTTCAGAAGACTTAATGTTTTGATGATCCTCTTCAAGAGGACAGATCCAAAGTTGTCCAAGATCTTCAAGAAGGATCGTGACTGGGTCAAGGAAAAATATATGTAAATATAAATGTCGTCTTTGTATGCATATCTAATCGGTAAACGTGTAGAACCAGTAGCTGTACGGGAACCAACTCCAGAACCAGAACCAGAACCAGAACCAAAACCAATTGAAGAACCGGAAAAGAAAGGTAAGTTGTGTTATTTACTCATAGCCGCCGCAGGTATTATATTGTCAAAGTTAAAGACTTAAAGCAATTCTCATTTAATGGGAAATTGTGATGTTTGTTGTGAAAAGTTCAATAAAATAAATCACAAAAAGGTTGAATGCCCCTTCTGTGATTTACAGAGCTGTCGCGAATGTTCACAAAGGTATCTCCTCTCCATTTCCGACGATCCACATTGTATGGGGTGTAAAAATATGTGGAATAGAGAATTTGTCGATTCATTTTGCACAAAGTACTTTCGTAATACGGAATTGCGTCGTCACCGTGAGAACATACTTTTCGAACGCGAGAAGACACTCATGCCAGAAACTCAACCAGAAGTTGAGAGAATATTGGCGATGCGAAAAATTCACAACATAATCAATGAGCAACGAAAGCGTCTCATAGATCTTCATCAAAAGCATGGAATATATGTACCCATCACACCAAATGTTCCAATTCCACAAGACATCTTGGATCTTCGTGAAGACATGGAAGAAAGTTACAGAGAGTTGGAAAGGTTGAGACGTGGCGGAGAACTTATTGTGGGGGAACAACCAAAGAAATTTGTTCGTAAATGCCCCACAGAGGAGTGTAAAGGTTTCATGAATGAAGATTGGTTTTGTGGTCTATGCGATCGTCATTTCTGTGAAAAGTGCAATGAAGAAGTATGTGAAGGGCATGTATGTGATCCAGATGCGGTGAAAACTATGGAACTTCTAAACAAGGATACAAAGCCTTGCCCGAAATGTGGAACAATGATACAGAAATTGTCGGGGTGTGCCCAGATGTGGTGCCCAGACTGTCACACGGCATTTGATTGGAGAACTGGTCAAGTAGAAACTGGACGCATTCATAACCCACATTACATGGAATTTAAGCGGGGGCGAATATCAGGAAGAGAACACGCCGATATCCCATGCGGGGGAGTTCCAACGTTTAGAGAACTTCGTCAAATAGATGCACCGGATGATATAACGCGCTTTGCCATGGTTATATATCAATTAGATCGAGATCTTATTTATCGTTACGGTGACATGTATGATGGAGACAACAGATATCTTCGTGTAGCCTACATGCTCAATGAACTTCGTGAAGACTATTTCAAGAAGGAACTTCAACGCCGAGACAAACAAAGGGAGAGACACCAAGATATTACCAATATCTTCAGAATGGTCATAGATACGGGTGGAGATCTTCTAAGACAATATGTATTAGAACCGGATCGTATAGATGAAATAATTGACATAGCTATTAAATTAGTTGAATACGCAAATGAAGTTATAGGAACTATCAGGAAGAGATATAATTGTGTGATACCATACAATATTAATCTTATTAAATAGTAAGATGTATTTGCTCATACTTGCACTTATATTATTGGTAGCCTATCTCATACCAACATACAGAGAACCAAAAATAATAGAAAATGTGATCACAAAAGATGAATGCAAATATATAATAAAAAGAGCGGTTAACCATCTCGAAGCATCCACGGTTTCCGAAGATTATAAACTTGACGAAACAATTCGTAAAAGTGAAACTGCTTGGTTAGATACAGATGATCCAGTTATAAGTAAAATAGTTGAACGTTGTATGAAATTTGTTGATAGACCTAGAGATAATTGTGAAAAACTTCAAGTACTTCGTTATAAACCAGGTGGTCACTATAAACCTCACCAAGATACGTTTAGTGATACAGAAGATAATAAGCGAATGTATACAATTATACTAGCACTTAATGAAAAATACGAGGGTGGGGAAACTGTATTTCCAAATTTGAAAAAGGAATATAAGTTAAAAACGGGTGATGCACTTTTCTTTGATACTCTCGATAACTATGAATTCATAACCTCCAAGGCTTTACACGGTGGAAAACCTGTAAAGTCTGGTGAAAAATGGATTTGTAATTTATGGGTACATAAGTATCCTTATTTGTTTTGAATATCTTGATACGTTGTGTTAAGTATTTTACCTGTGTGGGTTGAATAAATCTCAAATGCAATTGTAACTCTACCCTTTTTACACGGCATACTGTGATGCTCTAAATTATATGGAAAAATTAAAACGGAACCTTCTTTTATTTTGTCATGTTTGTCGGTAGAAAATATACACGTATCAAACGGTCTTTTGAAAGGTAACGGACCTTCTTTTTTAAAAACAAAGTCGTCGGTCGTTTCGTTTTCGTCATGTAAAATATAAACCGCCGAAAATGAAGGATAGAATAATTTATCTTCATGAAAAAGTGGTTCTCCGTTATGTTTGTGCCCCTCTTTAAAATCACCTTCTTCATATACATTCCACCAAATATTACGTATAATTGAATCATATATGTCATCGGATATCCAAATATTCAAATCGTTATATTTTTTTTGCATGTTAAGAAGGGGATCTAAAATTATATCTTTCAGATATTTATCATCGTGCAAAAAATTATTTTTTTCACTAATATTTACGTTGTGATAAAAACTTGTATTTATTTTAGATGAAGTAAATGGATTATTTTTCGTTTTTTCGTTTTCTGCTTGAATTAATGGTAAAAGTTCGGATTTGAGTTTCTCGTGGTTATTTACAGGTTGCCAATATACAAATTCACTCGGAAAATGAAAAAACTTCATTTATATAAAAGATATTCTTTTCTTTAATTATTCCATGCTGCTAAAATATTGTATGCAATTGTAACTCTTCCGGGTTTTATACACGGTTTAACCATGTGCATTAGATTATACGGAAATATTAATACAGTACCTTCTTTGATACTTGGTGTATTTTCGGTAAAAAATTCATAGCCTACAAAAGGTGGTAAAAGTGGTAATGGTGGACTTTTATTAAATACTAAACTACTTTTTTCGTTTTCATCCTTTAAAATATATATGAGTGAAAAACATGGGTAATATGTTTCACCTTCGGTATAAACTGGTTCTCCGTGGTGTGCGTGACGTTCCTGAAATTCACCTTCTTCATATACATTCCACCAAGCTCCATGTACAAGAAAATTTTCTTTATTAAATTGTATCATGTTTAATTTATTATATTCTTGGATCATTTCAAATAAATTATTGTAAACAAGTGATTTTAATATATCTTCCTCATACAAAAAACCATTTTTAGACCGCGTCTGTTCATAATTTCCGTAAAAACCTGTATTAAATTTACATCCATAAAATGGATTATTTTTAATTTTTTGATTTTCTTTTAGAACTATTGGCAAAAGTTTATCTTTTATATCTTTGTGATTTTCTAAATTTTGCCAATATACATATTCACATGGAAAGAGATGTATGGGCATATTTATTTTTACGTTTTAATCTTTAAGTCCGACCCCTTTCTACGGGCTTTTGGTGGTTATTCTCCCAGTAAGTAAGAGTAACTTCGCTTTAATTTGTTAAATGGCCATATATTCCACCACATTATTAATTAAATATAGAGCCGATATTAAATGAGGCTATTATTCTACCCGATTTTGACATTGAATTTACCTGGTGATATAAATTCGAAGGAAAAATTATAACTGTACCTTCTCCTATTTCTTCTATATACTCTGTTTTAAATCTAGTTTCCGCAGACATTGAAACATTCGTTCCACACATAGATGGTTCTATAAATTCGGTTTGATTTCTTTCATTAGTATCATGAATAATATATATTAATGAAAATGAAGCTCTATACATTTTTTCATCTATGAAGTGATGAGCTTGTGGGGCATCAGATGAGTGATTGTGACATGAAACGGTTGCATTTTCGTCATATTTTGAAACCCAGCATTCTAATAAAACTGATTCTGGAATACGTATTCTATCAAAGTTACGTCTACTATTTAATTCATCTAAAAGAGTTTGTATAGGTTTCCATACGATTGAATTAATGAGATTATTATTTTGAGTAATATAATCCATAAATTCCGATTTACCATAAGTTGACTTACCATTATTAACTAAAGAATGATTTGATAAATATTCCGGGTTATTTTCTAGCATATCTAATATTTCCTGCTTGATTTGTTGGTGGGTTTCAATCTTTTTCCAATAAACAAAGTTACATGGAAAATAAAAGATGCCCATTATTTACTTAAAAATATGAGACATCCTTTAAATATGTTGGACATTCATGCACTAGCACGAGAAGTATATACGCTTGGAGGAGGTTACTCCGAGCGTGTATACCACAATGCCATGGAGGTGTTATTACGCAAAGTCGGTATTCCGTATGAAACTGAAAGGATCGTTCCAATCACATTTCAGGATCACGTCATAGGTAATCTCAGAGCTGATATCATAATCAATAATGAAATTGTGCTTGAATTTAAAACCATCAAGAATCTCACTGATCAGACGGAGATGCAGGCGCGAAACTATTTGAGTCTGACTCGGTTGAAGAAAGCGTATCTGATAAACTTTCCTCCATTTCCCGATCGGGAAGTTGAAGTTCGTTATGTTGACGTAGAAGGATCATTAGAGGAAACAGTTTAGCCATTATTTTGTAAGTTTCTTTTGTTTCGTCATGATATTTCTTTGGATTTTCGAGGCCATCTGTGAGTATTTCACGAGCCATGTTTATGTGATGTAAAGCCTCGCTTACACAAAACTCTTCGTATTCACTCATTAACTACAGATATGCCAGCTTCTTTAAGCTTTGGAACACATTGGACACTTATGTAATCTTGGAAAGCAAACTGAAGCGCATACAAAGTGTGTACATTTTCTAAAACGAACACATGTTTTAGTTTCCACACATAAGGGACATTCCAAATCATCTTTGAACTCCAAAATTTCATTTTCAAATCTCCAAAAACAAGTTGAACATACTTTCAACCGAGGGTCCATCACTTTATAACACACACTGAAATTTGGACACTTTTTATCTTTCTTCACTTTAGGCATGACGTCTCTACTATATGGTTGGTATAAATTCCCACTGCAAATCGCAGCAGATCTTTTTCCAGATTACATCTTGTTGATAAAGCTTCTCTTTGGACTTGAGAAGAGGGAAGTACTGCAAGTATTCGTCTTCCCCTAACAGCTCACAGAATTTATAGAGAACATATGAATAACTTAAAAAGTTCTTTCTTTCGGACGGGCAATTATCATCAAAAGGTTTTTGAATATCTTTGAACATGATGCGCAATCTCTCCTCCAACTCTTGAGACATATTTGGAGCCTTAATACCATTAAGAATGTTTGTTATATACGGAACATGTTCATAGTATTTATTTAGTCTCAATTTCTTCAATAAACCTCTTATTTTAGCGTGTGTAATTTCATCAAGTTTCTTGATTTTAATCTTTTTTAGTTCCGTCCTAAGTTGATCCATAACTTCATCTGGTATAGTAGTCATTTCTTGGGCTTGAAATTGACTAAGCCATTCGTTAAAGTGGTTCTCCCTCTTGTAACTATAATTGACTATCTTTTCTGAAGTTTCCTGTTCTTCCCTATATGTTAATTCTTCACTGATTAAGTGGGCTATAACTAAACCACATGAATCGCATACCAATTCACTTGTATCATGAAAATGTAGTATATTACTTGAAGAACAGTTATCACATTGCTCTATTTTACGTTCTCTAGGTCTAGCTACATTCTGATTTTCTACTTCAGCTAAATAATCTATAAATATATCTTTACGTTTTAGACCTACCGTTTCTTTCACATTAAACACATTATCGGTGTTTGTTTGTTCACCATTTTCTTCTGTATATTGATTCATAAACGGCATACATCTAATTATGTAATCCGACATTTCAGCCTCATACATATTTTTATTGGATGGATCGGTTTCAATAAGATTATTCCAATGATCAATTTTATTGTTATACCTACTTAAAAAATTTCCCTCCATTATAATTAAGAATGTTGTTTAAACTTTTAAGTACCGTTATATTTTGGTATAAAAAATTCACAACATATCCCGATTATTATATCATTTCAGAAGAACTTGAATATAAGATTGATTACAGGATAAAATATCAAATTGAAGATAAATTTTGGGAAGACGAAAGTAAAGATTGGGATGGTGTACTTGACGAATTTTATGTTCTGGCGACGGGTAAGAATTTCAGAAACACAATCGTACCACAAAATGTAAAAAAGTTGATTTTACGAGTTAAATATTGGTATGGTGGTAAAGTTTACAAAGCTGTATCTACTAATATAAATTTCAAACCAGGCGAAAACACAAGTGAAGACGGTATGAAATTTACAATCCCAATCAGTAGTGCATGGATTGTGGATCACGACGACAAACCACAAGTAGACATTACTGAAAAGGTCAAAAGATATTCTGGACCAAGAAATGATTTCCACGGACAATCCGTGGCATTAAGGGATTTTTTGTATTATACACCGAAGATGCTTGAAAAAAAGTATCCAAAGGTGTTATTATCAAATGCGATTGGTATGAAGAAGATTCTCCTCACAACAGAAGATTTTACAACTAATCTTCAGATACCTTAGTTGCCAGATAAAACTTAAGGTCTCCCAAGTTTGCGACATTATACTTTAGAATCAAAAAACGATTTCCTTCTTCCTGCATAATTTGCACAGACGAACACATACTCGTCGCCTTTGTAAATATATTCAGGTACCTCAATGAATACAATCCACCGATTTCCTGACTGTCATCGGGGCACTCGATGCACGTTTCTTGTGAAGCAAAGTCACCTTCACACTTCAATTTGAAATATTTACCACCTCGGGTAATTTCAATGTCTTGACCAATGTTTGACATGTCGCGACACAGTCTTTGAAAATCCGCAGACGGCAAAATGGTGTTACTTGTCATGGTGACACTTGGAACTTCAATACGACTTTCATTAATATCCAAAAGTTTGAGCTGAAAATGTGTATTGGTTTTCTTGGATTCGCTTATAATTTCAATATCCATGTGTTCTTTTGAATTGATTTCAATCTTGAGAACATCATTATTTGTAATTGTCTTTAGAAGTTTGAAAGTATTTGAAATATTAATTCCTGCAATAATTTCTTGTTCACAGAAATACTCTTCAAAGTTATCTGCAGCGAGATACATGTCAACCAGAGACGTTCTCGCAGTATCCAAAGTTACAATATACATTCCATCTGGTTGAAAGTAAATGTTTACGTCATTCAATATATCTTTGAGTACCTCAAATATAGACTTTACCGCCGAGGCTTGGATTGTAACCAACTTCATATCTAATCAATAATGTGCGTTAGATCTTTAAATCTGTTCCGAGTAAACCGAACCCTTTGACACATCTCTATTAATCTTTTCTTCAAGTTCTTGTGTCATCGCGGGTTGTAAAGATTGTCCGTAATTATCCAATGAAAATATGTCATAATCGTTATCATTACTGTCGAGTGTGGTCATCGTACACACACCCCCAAACCCACAGTGTTCAATATCTTTGTTGGGCAACAACGATTGAAGCCAGTTTTTTATTTCATTTCCCACCAGAATTTTTCCATTTTTTGTTAACATTGTTGGTACTCTGGTAATTTTGTTACGGTATTCGAGTGGAACACCTTGTGTGTTAACATTGTGGTAGTTCACAATTTGTTTTAATTGTGTATGTTTGTTAATGTACTCGATGATTTCCATTGAGTGTTTGCACCGTGGGCTATAAACCAGGAGTGACATCTCTAATATGTATACGGGATTTTCTAAAAAAAAATTAACGCATACTAGTAAAGATGATGAATGTGGCCTTGACCGTCGCACTTCTTGTGATCGTTCTCCTGTTGACTCGTCGTGAATCGTTCACCGAGAGCTTTGGTCTCTCAGGCTACACAAAACCAACCGGCACCATTCGCTTTGACGATGCTAAACCCGATTTAAGTACTTATGCTCAGGCGGAAGCCAAGGTCAGTAACGACCTCATGGAAAAATTTGTCATGTTGGCCAATAAGGAAATCGCAAATCGCTCAGGACTGTGCACTTACATAATTGAAACAACTTCAGTTAAGAAATACCAAGGCGAGGAAAATGATATCTATGAATGCGCTTTCATGACTGTTAAAAATAACGGGTTTTCTTTTGGGTTTTCTGTGACAACTTCATTCGAAGTTAAGGGTGATAATGTTAAACTGATTTCTCTTCGTTCTCAGCCATTGAGTGTGCAAACGCCAGTAGACATTACACCATACACAGAAGGATCTTCTGGTAAAGAGTTTTTGGACTACAATTTGGTAAAGGAAAAATCTACACCAACCCAAAGTGAGTTTGAATCAATTAAAAATAAATTGCAGTAATTGTAATGATCAGCATCAATGATGTAAATAAAATTGATGAAAAGAGAAAACAAATCAGAAAAGAAATTTATACAAAAATTTATGAACAGTTTTCACGTAAGATTAAACAATCTGTAGAACTTGGTAATAAACAAATATTTCTTACCGTTCCAACATTCTTGGTTGGATATCCAGTTTTTGATAGACACGCTGCCGCAAAATATGTAGCTAGACAATTCGAACGTGGTGGATTTAACGTATCACTCGTGAGTGAATATGAAATTTACATCAATTGGATTGTCAGAAAAGGTAACCACTCAAAATCCGGAGAAGAAGTGGTAGATGAAACACAATTCCCCGACTTGATGAATCTCAAAAAGATTGCAAATAAGTACAGGAGGGGTGCGTAGTAAAAGTTAAAGATTTAATATACAAAATAGTATATAACCATGTCCGATACTCTCAATATAATGGTTGAAGCTAAACGTGAATATATGGGTCAGCTTTGCCTTATTATGTGCCCAGCTATGATTGAGGTTTTCCAGGATATGTATAACGAAGCCGTGAAGCTTTCCAAGGGTAGAAAGACTCTTGTCATGTTCCAAAAACTCCTCAAGGAAGTCCCAAACTGGTCTAACGCCATGTCCAAGCAGCACACCGATAACATCGCCAATAGATGTGCTTGGTTTAATGATTTGTTGGCCGCTGTTTTTGTCGCATGTACCAAGATTCTTTCTGCTGTTCGCCTCAAATCTGATAATAAGAAAATCAGTCTCAAACTCCCAACAAACGAAGTTTTCATTCAAACTTGCTACAACAACGCTGCCAAGGACCTTTACAAGGATCCATATGTATTCCACGACGAACAAAGTGAATACATCCGCGACGAGAAACTGTCCGAACGTTTCTGTATGTGCATCGAGAATAGTGTTAAGGAGCTGATCCCAGTTCAACAAATTCTTCAAACATACATGTCTCAAGAGACGCGTGATATCGACTTGGATGGTGAAGTGCATGACAGTGAAGATCCAGATGTATTTGAAGGTGTTGAACCAGAACCCGAAACATTCCCAGAAGAACAACAAGAAATGGAACCAGTGATGGAAGCCGAACCCGAGCAAATTCAACCAACTGGTCTTGAAAACGAATTTAAGACTGTCCCAGGCGTCCAGGCCTTGGATCCAGAACCAACCGAACCAGAGGTAGAGACTGAGGTGCAAGAAGAAACAGCGCCAATGCCACCACAACCAGAAGATGATGGCATTTTATTTGGTGATGCACCAGAGCGCCGTACAAAAAAAGTTGCTTATAATTAAATGGAAGATCTTTCCGAATATCTTCGAGACCCCATTAGCGCTGCGATGATTGCTGGTGCCATAACCGCCGGTTACATTCACTTCAAGGCTTATCTCAATAATGAAGGTAAATTAGAATTAAATAAATATACAAAGCCAGCCTTGCTTAACGCCATCCTCGTTTATTTCATAGTATCTAATGGTCTCGGTCAGAAAGAGACTATTTCAACTGAACCTTTTTAAACTTAAAGATTTACTTCATAATATAAGAAAATGACTTCCGTCAACGCTTTCAATGACATGCTTGGTCAATTTCTTGTGGAACTGCACAAGACTTTTCCAGAAGAAAAGGATATCAAGAAGATGATGACTTCTTTTGATGTATTGAGATCTACAAACCCACGCTTGGTTGTAGATGCTTTTATGAAGGGTGTGACGCCTTATGCTGATAAGATCTCTGCAAAGGATGAATCTTTCCTTCTTGAAGAGATTGAAAAGATTGATTTCCTGAAGGATCTCAAAATCAAGAGTTATTGGGATCGTATGTCCCCAAATACCAAGGCGGCAACGTGGCAATATCTCCAAACATTGTATATGCTTGGAACCACTATCACGGCTATTCCAGCGGACACTTTGAACATGATTGAAGGCATTGCCAAGGATTGTGCCGAAAAGATGGAGACCGAGGGTGGTGAACTTGATCAGGCCAGTCTTATGAAAATGATGGGAAGTATGCTTGGCAGTCTCCCAAAAAAATAAACCTCGGAATATACTAAATGAAGGCTTGGTTTGACGATCCAACGCAGCTCATCAAAGAAGATAAGATTACCCAATTTTGGCCAAATAAGAATCAACTATCAGAAGAAAGAATCAATGCCGCTTCACGTTTTATTATTTATGCGACGTGCCTCATTTATTTAACACGTCGTGATCCACGTATCTTTATTTTAGGTGGCACAGTTTTGGGAGTTCTCTTTGTCATGTATAAAACTAATATGGTTAAAGAAACTTACGGCGTTGCGGCGTCCGACGAAGCTGATTGCCAAGCCCCAACTTTAGAGAACCCAATGGGTAATGTTCTCATTACCGATTACACAGATGCGCCAAATAGATTGGAGGCGTGTTACTACCCAACCGTCAAGCCATTTGTTAAGGGTCTGCTTGATAATAGCTTTTTAACCGATGCCGGTCGTTCCAGAACCCCATTGCCAAAATACCAACGGAATGCGGCTGCGAGACAATTTGTAACTGCACCAGTTTCTAAAATACCAGGCGATCAGACTGCCTTTGCGGAATGGTGCTATGGTCCCAAAAATGGTGAAATTTGCAGAACAAACCCCCGCTTGTGCAGTCCGGATGCCCGAGGTGCGCAACTAGGACCATTTAGAGGACTTGACATTAGCGGTGATAGACGATAAATATTTCTTATGTAATAATAAATGGCATACCAACTTCAGCCTGGTTTATCAATTGTCCAAAATGCCGGGGCGATTGCCCCCGTGAAAGCGACTGACGAAGTTTTCGTCTACCCTCAGCCCAGTTCTTTGAACTGTGGTGAGTGCCGCCCAAACACTATGTTGTACGGCACAGCTCCATACATGGCTGGCAAGGGTGCGCCTTCTAACTTGATTGACACAAGTGATCAACTCAGACCCCAAACAACTTCTAGATTTAACAAGGTTATTGTCCCAACTTATGAACGTAACCTCTTCCCATTGACGAATATGGAGTGCAAGGTTCCACTTCGTACCATGTCATATGAACCAGCGAGCACTCGCGCGGAACTTCAGAATGGTCTTTTTGAACAAAGATATGCTAATAAAAATGTTAATAAGAAATAAGAATGGCTGATCCCATTTCGTTAGCAGCTATCGCGGGATTAATTTTTGCTGGTCGCAAGTTGAGTGACACGAGTGAACCTACTGTGGTCACTCGACAGAAACCAGAAGAAAAACAATTCCTCCCAGTAGAAGAAGAACAATTGCAATTTGAAGAACAACTATATGAATCTCGTGTTGAAGTTCCAAGCAAGCGCGAGATCACCAGTTTTGCCGATTTGAGTGTTCAATCAAGAAGTGGAGGACAAGAAATTTTGACTATGCGTGATCGCATGTATGATAGAGGTGTCATGAACAATCTCTCTCCCATTGAAAAACAATTGGTTGGTCCAGGTCTTGGCGTTGGCGCCGATGTTCCAGCCGTCGGCGGTTATCAGCAGATGTTCAGAGTAAACCCAGTCAATGTCGGGGAATACAGACTTACAACTCTCCCAGGACGCTCCGGTCCAGCTATGGATATTACCGGTGGTCGCCCAGCGGTTGTTGGTCAATTAACTCACAACATGCCAGAAAAGACCGCTTTCTTGCCATCACGCCTTCCAACTGTGGCTGGGCGCGCACAAGGTATGTCTGGTGTTACTCCACGAGCGAGCCATCAAAAGACCATGCGCACAACAAATCGTTCGGAAACTGGTCTTAGAAATGACGGACTTGGTTACAACGCTGCGAAGCGTTTTACTTCTGCGTTAGCGGTTGCCCAAGATCCAACCCGATTTAAGAATGATCTCAATGATCAACAGTACATTTACAATAACCAACCAACACCAGGTATTCACAGCTTCCACGGCGCTTATACTAATAGCGCAGCTGCTCAAGTTTCTGCGAAAACTAACGAGGAGTTGATGAAGTATGGTTTCCGTCCAGAAGATCGCAGAGGCAAGGCTAACCGTATGGGCAACCCAGGAAGAATGAACGTCACACAGACTAAGGGGCAGCTTACTGCTGTTCGCGCCGATACTACTCGAATCGATGGACGTGTCAATGCAGCGAATGGTGGTTGGACTCAACAGTATCAGCAAAAGCCTTACCACCAATTCAATTCTTACAAGGGTAATGAAAACCCAAATGCAAAGAATTTGGATTTGGCAAAGAAGCAACTCCACAATAACCCGTTGGCGCACAGCCTTTCTTAAATTTAAATTTAACCATATTAGACAAAAACAATCATTAAAATTATATGCCCTAATTTTAATGAAGGTTCATACCCTTGATATAGACAGTAGTGAGCGTGACACTTTGGTATACCCAAACGCGAATAACTATGTCATAAGTTTGAAAAATCCTATTTATGACGTGTCTAAGATAAGACTTGTTTCAGCTCGTATTGCAACACCACAACTACATATATGTGATTCAAACGGAACATTTAGTGTTGATGGCGTTGATATTACTCTTGATATGACAGACTATACAAATGGCTCCGATCTCGCGACGGACTTGGATCTCAAACTTCAGCCGCCAACTTCGAATGTAGATTCTGTCGTCTTTGATTCAGATACAAGCGCCCTCATTTTTTCAAATACAGCAGCGGGAACCCACGATTTTACATTTGAATTTTATTCGGGAACAAACGGTTATACAAGTAATACATCCCCTCTTACAACACCACACCAACTGTTAGGGTTTGCTTCACAAGATAGTTCTTCAACGGGTAATATATTGACTTCAGGCGCTATAAACCTAAAGGGACCAAATTCACTCGTTCTTCGTTTGAGTGCGGGTTCAGACGAGTTTAATAAATTAGTTTATTCTTCCACACCCTTTTATACGGGTCATATACTTTTGAATGGAACCAATATAATTGACTACAGCGGTGATACAGATCCGCTCACACATCGCTTCTATACCGGAACACAGAAGTACATTAAAGACATAAAAATTGAATTCTTTTACATGAGTCATGGAAGACTTATTCCATATGATTTCAGAAATAGAGATCATATATTGAAATTTGAAATTGAATGTTCAACTGATAAACTAGAAGGTCTCCCAAAAGTTTCACCAGATGTTATTGATACAGAAATATCATCTCCTATAAGCATTCCTGTAGATGAGAATCCTTATAACAGGGATAGCTACTTAGCTATTTTTGCAGTTGTTTTTATAGGACTTATGCTCCTTTTATTGATGCGTCGAAAACCCAAGCTTATTGAGTAATCGCGTAGACTGGTTGAGCTGGCTTGGTGACACGCTTGGAGACACGGGACACGGACATGTAGACGACAATGCTCAAGAGAGTGGTCAAGACCGCAACGAGGGTGTATTGAGCACCACTGTTCTTTGGCACCTTGATGAGTTGTTGGATGATCCAACGAACAAGGTCATTCCAGCTGAGAGCCGCCGCAAAAGAGAAGCCGGCGACAATCGCGTTGAGAGACTGGGTTTCCAATTCCTGGGTGACGAGGTTGACAGTTTCGATCGCGGTATTCATGGTGGTTGTTTTATACATTACACGGGGAAAATTTATTCTGGTAAGAGTTCCTCTTCGTATATGCGTTTATACTTCTTGTGTCTTATCGGCTTTTTAGCTTGTGTGAACAACTGCTCGTCATCTGAGGAATCTCCATCGGCGCTTGAATCTGTGTCGTCATCCCCCCGAGCTTTAAATGACTTATATTCAGAAATCGTCCATCCCTCCGGAACCGATGTACTCATTACTATTAATAGCATTTTTTAACATCTCTTCTACCGGACTTTGTGGCTGCCATTCATTCCAGTGATCATATGCAGCGTTCATGGCTTTGAAAGTTGTGTGTTCTCCTGAGTAACGTTCAAATTTTGGGCATTCATCTGGTGAGAGTTCTTCAACACTTTCTTCATCCGAAGAATCATCCTCATCTTCGTAGATTTCTGGAAACATTGAACCAATACTTTCACCAACTTTGTACATTGCACAATACTTAATCGCATATTCCATATCTTCACCTGTGACAACGGTTCGTCCACAAGCTTTGGAATATTCGCAAGCAAGAATCATACTTTTTTCAAGGACAGGAGTTAAAATACCAATCAGGGCGTTTGCTTGCGCATCTTCGTACTCACCAGAAGTTTCACCGAAACCGGTTTTCATCATCTTTACTATTATGAATTAAAAAGTGTTTTGGCAATTCCCTCGTTTACACGGAGAATATTGTAACTGAGTGCGTAAACTCTAAATTGTCTGGAAGAAGAAGATGGAATAAGACTTAGGTTTATAATTTGCTCTTTGATGATACTAAAGTTGACCTGTCCCGTGGGATACCATTTTTCGGGTTCAAATGCAAAGCTATAAGAATAAAAGCGACGAATGAGTTGCGTTTTTGAATGGTGAATTGCACCTTGTACAGCTTTTAAAAATGTAACAGTACCAGTTTCTTCTGTAATTATGTCCTCACCGTCCAACGATAATGTAAGATAGTCCAAGTTCTCGTAAAGTACCAGTTTGTTATTGTAAGAAATCTCTGTATTATCATAGTCGAATGGAGTAACACCTTGTCTCTGTATGACGAAATACAATTCCTTCACTGGATTGATAAAACTTAATTTGAACTTACCAGTGGTTGCACTTTGATCAATGTCAAATGTATTCTGTTGAATTTGTGTGATTATGTAATCACGCTTTGATGTTTTTATCTTAGCACGTTCATGCGAATCAACAAACACAACTTCACTACACAACTGAAAATCTATAATAGAAGGTATTTCCAATGGTTCTACATTGACATCACCGGTTGAATCCACGAGAAGACCTCTCCAATCTCTTAACTTTACTTCAATTTCAATTTCCTGTTTTGTAATTGCACATAGTGGTATGGCAAGTTTGGGATTTCTATAGAAATAGAATGGCAAGTCAATAAAACAGTCTCGTTCTTCAGATGCATTCCCTAAATATGAAATAATCGAAGGATTTGATACAGGTACAGCCGATGTTCTGAATGAATACTTTCCAATCAATTTTTCAAGTGCTTTCTGTTTTGTCTGTGTGAAATTATGTTCTGAATATATTTGCAAATAATCACTTGTTAATCTCTGAATAGTTTTACCTCCTATGATGATATCTGCATATTCTATGAGTGCGTGACCAATTGATTCTATGTAGCCAATGTTACCTACTGCGTTCAGTATAGGTAACTTAAGTCTCAAACTTAATGTCTTAAGAAGATCGCCCTGGTTTTGAGGAATTACAAATTTTACTTTTTTTCCAAAGTCCGCCTCATTTTCGGGTTTCATATAAACATATTCATTTGAATAATTTGCATGTTTCTTAAAACTTTGGAGAAAATGTGTGTAATCTGGATCAAGTGTAAAAAACTTGTCTTGGGGTCCAGATGTTTCGAGCTGAACGCGACCAGCCATTACTAATATAACAATCTAAAATTTTAAACCGGCTAAACCACTCTCAAAACGAATTATATTATAGTTTACGGCATACACATGTACATCATTTGAATAAGATGCACCAACTGGATCTATTTCTATTGTAAACAATTTATGTATTATACGACTCATATTTACTTGACCAGTTGGATAGTGAACTTCCGGTTGCAAGGAAAAGCTATACATACCAAAATCGGATTTTAGTTGAACACCACCAAGAAGTGGTGCAATTGTGTTTAAAATGAGTGGTGAATTTGTATAATGTTTTAAGGCTTGTTCATAAACAAGAAATGTTGAATCATCACTAAAAACAATTTGATTATTAAATCTCAGTTCTGCATTTTTTATATTTGTATACTGGTTTGGCATATTGAGAGATACACTAAAATAATTTGGTTTACATGTAAAAAAAATCTCCTTGACAGGGTGTTTGAAATTCAACATAACCGAACGCTTTGTTTCCTGTGGCTCCATTCTGAATTGGGACATTTGAAGTTGTGTAATGACATACTCTATTGGTCTCGACATTAGGAAGTTTCTTTCCTCATCTGCAACATATATGAATTCGGCGTCAATTGACATGTTTTTTATAGATGCCGATGCATCTGCGGGTGCACCGTAAAAAATCAATTTTTCAAGGGGCGCGGTTTTGATTCTCACTTCAACACTTTGTTTAGTCAGGGCACACGTAGGAATTGCTAAACTTGGATTTCTAAAAAAATAGAATGGAAGATCTAAATAGTATGTGTAATCACCCACATACGTCAGGAAGTTACCATGACCATTCAAAAAGTATAGTGTCTGTGTAGTGTCATCACTGTTATTGCGAAGTTGTTGTTGAATATAGATGTATTCACCTGTAATCTTTTCAATAACTTGACCACCAATTAAAAGTTCGGCATACTCAATAAGATTTGTCACAATTGAAGGATTCCAGTACACATCGTTGTATCCAACCGTATCTGGCTGTGGATCACTGAGAGTCACTTTCAAGTTCATATTCTTTATGAGATCCCCTTTGTCGCTTGGTACGCGACATGTAATAACTTCACCAAAATCCAGTGTTCCATTAAATTGATTTTCAAAGTAATCAATTGCAAATTTTGTATGTCTCTTGAAATTCATCAGGAAATATGAAAACTGTGGATCGCCTGTGAGCCATTGATCTTGAACTCCAGTGGCGGCAAGTCTTAAACGACCTGACATTCCTACATTATGTGAGTAAAATTTTGCTAAATAAAACGGGACACTAGAGTAGAATGAATCTTCAATTGAGGAAATTCAAACCCGAAAATATGGACGATGATCGGGTGTGTGTGTTTATAGGTAAGCGAAACACAGGTAAATCAACATTGGTGAAGGACATTATGTATTACAAAAAGCACATTCCAGCTGGAGTAGTACTATCAGGAACAGAAGAAGGTAATCACTTCTATGGTGAATTTATTCCAGATCTTTTCGTGTATGGTGAGTACGACCGGGATGCCATTGAAAGAGTTATATCTAGACAGCGTAAATTAGTTGGTACAAAAGGTAAAAGTGTAAACAATGGCGCTTTTATGCTTCTTGACGATTGTATGTATGATAGTAAGTTCCTCAAAGACACGTGTATTAGACAATGTTTTATGAATGGCAGACACTATAACATATTTTTCATGTTAACTATGCAATACGTCATGGATCTTCCACCAGCATTGCGTGCTAATGTTGATTATGTTTTCATTCTTAGAGAAAATATCATACAGAACAGAGAAAAGCTGTATAAATCATTCTTTGGTATTTTCCCAACATTTGATATGTTTTGTAAGGTGATGGACGCATGCACTGAAAATTATGAGTGTTTAGTCCTAGATAACACCGTTAAATCCAATAAAATACAGGATTGTGTATTTTGGTATAAGGCTACAGTCAGAAAAGGATTTAAAGTTGGTAGCCCCCATCTATGGCAATTGCATAAAAAGATGTATAATCCTAGATATTTAGATCAGAAAGAAGAAGACGCTAAAAAGGCTACTAAAAAAACAAAACTCAGAATCACAAAAACAAAATAACAGGCGCGTCACTCATATGTTTCAAAAACATGTGAATATACTAAATGGCTACAAACGTTCACACAATGAACTTATCTGACAACGGCGACGGAATGGTACCATTAAATGAAAATAAATCAACGACTTTTATTGACAATAGAGCGTTACCAGAAGAAGAAAAAAATGTAGTACAAAATAAACAGACAATGGACTCCACCCCAATTAATGATATTATGATGGAACCTCCAATGATGATGGAAGAACCTAAAATGCAGGGTATGATGCCACAAATGACAGCTCCAAATCCCCAGGGTAGTTACACGGCTCAACAACCTGAAAAGGCGCCAGAGAGCAAGAATCCATTCAATTTGACCGACGATCAAATGATCGCCCTCGTTGCCGGCGCCGCGGCGGCAGTGGCGGTGTCTAAGCCAGTTCAAGACAAGCTAGTCACTTCGGTTCCAAAGTTCCTTAACGAACAAGGTGCCCGAAGCATGGTTGGCTTGGCTTCAACCGGTTTGGTTGCGGCTATTGTTTTCTACATTGCCAAGGATTACATCGTGAAGCCCTGATTTGATTCCCAACCCATATTACTATAGATTGAATTATCAATACCTGCATAGTAGGTGATTAAAGCTCCTGACGCAAACGCTGTCATGAGCAAGGCACTCAATTTAAGCGTCTTGCTTCTGTCACTCCCATACTTTTCCACAGCTTCCTTGGTATCACGCCAGAATGTATTTACCGCAAATGTAATTATTAAAGCAATCATACTCGTTGACAAAAAGAACAAACGATCAACAGCAAGTCTTGGAATGCTCCCAACAATAAGACGAAGTACATTTGGTACAATTACTGTCATCCAAACAAGATTAAGATTGTAGTTCTCGGACAAATGTGGAACAAGACTTATACCATAGATGGCGAGCCAATACAAAATGACCATAAGTAAAACACTGAAAGGTGTTTTCATTTAGTATATTTGAAGAATATTATTTGTCTTGGATGTGCTGTCCACAAAACTTTGTTCGATCTGGGATCATTTCATAAATTCCCAAATTTATACATATATCGCGAAGTTCTATATAGTTTTTCCAAAAATCTTCCGAATGTGAATATTCGTCTACGGTGCAATGCGCCAATTCGTGAATGAGAACGTGGAAAATTTCATTTGGTGTACCATCGAGACATAACGCAATCTCGTCTCCCTTGTTTGTATTGTAACCAACCACACCATTCATTTTCTTAATACCAGTAATTGGTACACAACGAACCAACATACTATATTTCGAATTTTTGGTGTCATCTAGGTGTTGCCTGAGAGTTTGGTATTTTTCCTTAACTTGAATAAGTTCTCGTGGTTCACGTGTGTTCATAAGTATGTAGACGTTTATGAGAATTAATAAAATGAACGCGATCATCTCTTATATACAAAGATAAATTTGCTATACAATTCCGATATGGGATTTCCCGTGAGACCTTCCCAAAGTTCTAATGTAAAACCTATTTCTTCTAAATGTGATACAAGTAAATCCTTGTATGCGATTGGTTCGGATTTTGGTCCGTCTGCGTAAAAAGGTGTATCAACTAAATTCACAAACAACTTTTCACCAAAACCACCATTGCCATGCGTCTTCATAAGAAAGAAATTACCCATCTCATCTTTGAGAGGTGTATTGAATATTATCTTTTCAGAATCTGGTATGATACCAATAAGTTTTCCTCCAGGTTTCATTCTCTTTTTGATTTCTCTAATTGAACTAAAAAATTTATCTCTTGTTTCAAAAATATAGTGAAGTGAAAAATTATAACACACTATGTCAAACTTTCTATTTGGACAATTGTGGATATCACCCTCATAAAAGTTTACTCTCATGTGCATATTTTTTGCCCTGTTCTTGGCTTCAACAAGAGATGATGGCTCTGGGTCACACATATTCATGTTTGCCCCACACTTGTGCCATTTTTGAAGATCTCCACCAAACCCACACCCAACATCCAAAATCTGATGACCGTTTTGGGTTACCCAATGTATGAGCTCCCTTTTGGCATCATTATGATTACGACGGATTTCTTCCATTATAGTTTAAGGGATTCTTATATTTATATCCGTTTTGTTAATTTCACAATTCAATTCCCAATCGAATATGTGATAATTCACGTATCCAGTTCCTTTTAGAAATCTGTATTTTTTCAATATTTCTTCATCGTGTACAACATCTAAAGTGTTAAAAACATCAAAACCTTCATTTTTTGCAATTAAAAATGCATCGTTAAAATTATCACCGGTCATGTAAAATAGATATGCTTGATTAATAGAACCCGAATTATCAATTTTATCATATGGAACACTATAAAATGAGAAAAATTCATTTGTTTCATCATTTAAATAAGAATATACCACACCATCTCTCGGTACAAGCCAATGCCTGACCCACGAATCATTTACGACCGGGGCGATTTTAAAATTTTTAAAGTGTTCCTTAAGTATTTGGGTAACTTTGGGAATATCTCTCGGTGTCATCTCTCTGAAAAACGATCTACCACGCACGTCAAATATTTTAGTATTTGGACGGTTTGTTTTATGGAAGCCAATTTTGATTAGTTTGTCTACATTAATGAGACGATGCCAATATGAAGATTTTAATATAGACCCAGGTACTGAATTGTGTATAGTAGCAATTGACTGATTTCTATTTTTACTTTCCGAAATACGCTTTGCTTCTGTAATAAGATACTCCACAAGTTTTTTACTTCTGTAGTCCCGATGAACACATAAAAAGTTTACTTGTACAGCTCGAACTTCCTTGTCATTTAATTTTAGAGTTAATGGTGACAGACATATAAGACCTACCAATTCTTTTGTATTCTTATCATCTATACATATCTTTTGACAACCCGGAACTTCTATAGACCATTTGAGTGATTCCAGTGTATATCTCATTTTAAAATCTTCATCAGAAACATAATTTTCTTCTAAAAATTTGCAAATCATTTCAAGCGAATGTGTTGACCATTCAAAATTATCGGGAAGTTTTTGCTGTTCAGTTTTATTTACGCGTTTCGAACTTAACCCAGTTGCCCACGATTGTTTATCCCAGAACTGGTGCATATATGAAATATAACTTCATACTTTTAAGTAAGCTTAAAGTTTTGGTTCGAATAATGAACATAATACTATGTCTCTTGAACAAGATTATACCACCGTCCCAGGTCAATTGTATGCATGCTTGTCCATCGTTGGTCCAGAAGCTCCACAAAAGAACGAAAAGTTTGGTATTAAACTCCGCGGCGCTTTCGCCACACGTGATGAGGCCGCCTCCCATGCGAAAAGACTTCAAAAGGAAGACAGTACTTTTGACATCTATGTTGTCGATATGTACAAGTGGTTGTTGATCCCACCAGACAACACAAAGATTGATGACGTGCATTACACCAATGAAAAGTTGGAAGAAATCATGGCTGGTTACAAGGAGAACCAATCTCAAGCTGCTCGTATGTTCCAAGAACGTAAGAAGGCGATGATGGAAGCGAAGGATTACATTACACCTGGTGATGAAAACTCCAAGTTTTACACCAAGCCGGATGAAGCCCCAATTAGTCACCCAGCTGAAGTTTTGGAGCGCCTTCAAAAGGAAAAGCCGGATGCTCCAATGGAAGAACTTGTCAAGGAAGCAGATGCCATTGTTGCCGCTGAAGTTGAAGAGAGACGCAAGCAACGTGAATCTGAAGCTTCATCTACCGAGGCTAAGATTGAGGAAACTAAGGAAGATGGTGAACCAGAAGTCTCCTCCGCGTAAATAAAAAATATATCATAATTTTAAAACAAAATGTTTAAGATAATCCTCACGATAATACTAACATCAGCGTTCTTTATTTTGTTTTTTACACTTCAAACAAAAAACAAAAAAGAGGAAACTGAAAGAATAGAAGCAGAAAAGGTGAGTACCACACATGGATTTATAGAAGATACATACCGGGGTCCCATCACTGATAGATTTATACCACCAAAATATGGAGATATTGGAACATTTGTTGGTGAAACAAGTCTTCCAAACTTTGGATTTCCATATGAGGGGCTTTTTGAGGAGGAGAAGTGAAGTTAAGTATATCTAAGTATAACTGGTTGCATTGTCTTACCCATGAAGAAACCAAGTAAAAATACTGCAAATGCAATAATCCAGGTTGATTTTTCAATATTTGAAAATATATCAACCTTTTCACCTTGATTCATTTGTTGAATTGGTGGTGGGTAAAACAACTGTTGCTGAGGTTGGTAATAATACGGATCAATAGGCGAACTATGTTCTTCTTCTTCGTTATTACCAATCTTATCATCTTTTAAAGTATCAATTGTTGGATCATATTCAATTGGATTTCCGATATCAGTCTCCATTATAAATATAGATTGTGATTTTTTTAAGTCTATTCTTCCTCACTTTCATCGTAATCATCTTCTTCCTCATCATCGTCGTCAGCTACAACAAAATCGTCCAAGTCCTCACCGTCATCCTCGTCGTCATCATCATCCTCATCCGAATAAATTTCTTCGTCGGTGTCCAAATCTGAATCAAAATCGGTGTCGTGTTCATCTTCACCATAATCATCTTCAAACTTAGTTTCTTCAGGTTTATACATCTGGGGTTTCTTTATTTGTCTCCCGGATCTTGTTCTCGCTTCTACCATTTTTATATAAATAAAGACTTTTGTTTAAGTATCTTTTCGCAAAGTTATTCAGCTTAAATTAACGTTCAGGATATAAAATGGAAATAACACTGGAACTTAATTTATGTGTTCTACTTGTTTGTTTTTTGCATACTGGGCATTTTTGTGTTATTTGTTTGTTTTTTATCACATATGACATGTGCTGGTCATCGTGATTACCCTTAATTGTTTCGCAATATGTTGTAGATGACAATGCGATAAATTCATTCTTATGTCGAGAAATACTGACAACCCTTATATCTTCCGGGCATTTCATACAACGCCGCATGAACGATTCTAAATGAGGTTTTACATCAGATTGTTTTAATTTTGGTTTTTCTTCAAACTTTTTAATTTCTGGACACTTTTTGATGTCCTCCTTTTTGGGATACAACTTTTCAACTATATTAGGTGAAAGTATATGCTTTCTTCCATAAAAGTCTTTACAAAATCCATCTCTTCTACCTCTCAGTGTTTCACAGCGACAAAAGCATTTTTGGGCAATAACACGTCCACTTATATGGAACCAAATATGGTTTGAATTGTGGGCTCTTTTGAGATTTTCACAATATTTTGAATTTGTAGCCACTAAATAAGTTTCTTTGTGTTTGAAAAGGTTCTTTACAATTGCCGTTTCTTGCCCTTCCATATTCTTCTGAATAAAATCTTCAACAAGACCCCTGAGTTCGTCGTCGTGAAGTTCATCTTTAGTTTGAGCATCCGAAAATGATCCCTCTTTGATAACTGAGGAAGGTGGAACTATCGTTATATGTTGAGGTTGTTCAGTTCTAATTGAAGACATTTTAAGGATATCGACATCCGGTTGTTGACTAATCCTCAAAAGTGTACTGAGGGGACCATGCTTGTATATGAAAACGGGGAGATATGGAGCTTCAATAATTTTACCCATATGACATTCCGAACATCCTTTGGCACCACATGATTTGTGATTTGCTATCTTGTGAGACCATGGCATACGAAAACCGCTACCTTTTGTCTTTCTATAAGCACAACCATACACCGCTGAATCTATGATTTCATTCCAATCTATACCACCTTTAGCTTTAGAAAGTGCCACAAGAATGTGTTCTCTCAAAGCTAACGCCGAAACCTGATCCAACACAAAATCCGGCCAGTTAAGATGAATACCACTTTTTATGTACTCACCGGCTTTTTTGGGTTTTGATACACATATTAAGCAATCTTTACCACCATGTCTCTTAACTTTGTCACAAATGATTTTACAAATATCTTGTATTTCATCAATTGTGAGAGCTTTCTCATCTTTGTAATCAATATCCACAAAGAAGTTGTATTTTTCACTCTTTTGTTCGACAATAGAGATCTTTTCGCCATTATTTATGGCTTCAATACACTTCTCATGAAACTCATTCAATCTATCAAAAGGCACGGAAAGGACCCCTCCGTCCATGAGCACATGTGATAGATTGGTTGCATTATTAAATTTTTGTTGGGCGCACCACCTCTTAAACATATCTATGTATTGCGTCTAATCTCTATACCTTGCCATACACGATACATCTGGATACTCCATTGTTTCGGAGAGGTGTTTTTTAATAGTTAAAAGTTCATACACAGTTTTTTCTTTATTTTCTTCGACCCATTCGTCTATTTCATTTTCGCATAGACCACGATTTGTATCTAACAATTTCCTGATCTGCATTAAAATGTAAGCCTTGGACTTCATTCTATTTAATAGAAAAGGTTTTTCTATTTAAAGAACTAACACACGTGTAAAATTCTGGGTTTTTGAGAACATTGTCAACTATGAGTTTCCAACGTTTGCGTGTATTGAATTCTTCGAGAGTATCAAAACTCATATAATCATTTTCATCGAATGTTTTCTTTATTGGTTGTTTTTGTATCTTTTTTAGATTTGTCTTTTGTTTTTCTTCATAAAATTTCTTTATAAGTGTCTGCTGTTCACCTTTTTTGTAGTCTACGAAGAATACAAAAACGTTGTACTCAAGGTCGACCGTGGGACTTTCTTTGACTGTAAATTTATATGTGGTATATTCACCATTTTTGAGGGCAATAACACCCCTAGTTTCTTCTTCTAATTCTCTTAAGGCACATCTTAAGGGATTAAAAATCTCTCTTCTCCTGCATCCGCCTGTGACAAAAATCCAATCCTTGAAGCGACGATCTCTCACTGTCAAGAATCTTGGTTTTTCGTCAGCAAAGCTGACCGGAATCGCTATAGCTTTGTATTTTTTCATTGCGCATTCGCAAGTTATAATAAGCTGATATGTTTATTCTTCGGTTTTCTCGACATCCTCATCTTCTTCGTTTTTATCTTCATCTTGTGCTTTTACGGGAGCTGAGAGTTGGTGTACAAGCTGCTTGGAAAAATTTCTAAAATTCTCAACTTCAATCTTTGTCTTGTTCATCTCCTTAAACAAGAAGATAACTCCGGCAATACATACCACGGTCGCAATCATCATGAGGGTTTCACGGTCCATTTGCATCATTATATGTTACACTCGGTTCTTCTTTTTAAGTAAGAACACCCATACGTGTTCTACCCGCTGGAGGGCATTCATAAGGCGCTTGAGCGAATTGCACGGCTTCGTAATGCGTAGGTTGACAAGACTTTTCAGTAGTTTGTTGCACTGGCTGCGCTACAAACTTTTCAAGCGTCCTGGATTTTGGATCGTACGTCAATACAAAAACGATGGCGAGAAGGAAAACTACGTCCCACATTGCAATTTATTAAATACGGAGAGATTTAGTTAGAGTAGAGGAGGCCACCCATACCGTTCTCAATGCGGAGAACATTGTAGTTCACAGCGTAAATATCCTTATCAGAGTTAGCGGTGTCGTTGATGATACGCGCTGAGTCAAGGCGAGAGAAGTTGAGGGAACCAGTTGGTTGAAGCTTTGAGGAATCGAGGCAGAATGGGTAAAAGAACAACTTAGTACCTGGAGTGGAGTTGGCGTTAGTGGTGTGGTAGTAAAGTGGAACGGTGGTGAAGTTTGGATCGGCAAACTTGTAATCGGAAACGTCGGTACCGTTGATTTGAAGCTTGAGCTTGTTACCGGCAGTGTTCACCATAGTGACAGCGGAGGCATCACCAGCCGCGAGATATTTCACTGGGTGGTTAAAGTTGAGTTCTTGGATCTTGGTACCAGAAGCAATAGCCTTTTGCACCTGAGTGATGATCATGTTTTGTGGAGTAGATGCAAAGAATTCACGTTCCTGGGTATCCAAGTACGCGTAGTTCGCATAAACTTCCCACTTGCTAGCAGCGGCTTCAGAACCCCAAGTAATGCGGAGTTCGACGTCGTGGTATTGGAGAGAAATGAGTGGAAGGGCGGATTGCCAGTTTTCACAGAAGAAGAAGCGAAGTGGGTAGAAGCTTTCGGAAGCTGAACCTGTGTAAAGACCACCCGCAACCGACTTGGAAGAAGCAGACGCGGAAAGGGTTGGGGCAATTGTGGTGGAGAAAGTTACATCTTGTTCATCGATGACCTGACCACCCACGAGAAGTTCAACCTTGGAAATTGCGGTAGTCCAATCTGGAATAGTGTTCGCAGATGAACCATCACCCTTGATTGGCATGAGGTAAACGTAGTTGAGGAGATCCCCCTTGCGTTCAAAGCGAACAGTGGACATGCCATTGTTGCTGACATTCCCCTGGATCACTTGGCGTTCAACAGTTTGGGAGAAGTTAGTGTGACGCTTGTAGGTAGAGCGGAAAAAGCTGATTTCGGGCTGACCGACGAGATGCACATCCTGAGCACCGACGGCGACGAGTTGGGCAATACCACCAGACATTTTATAGTATAGTGAGAGTTTATTTTTCATCTACTTTTGCAGATAGTTCTTTTATGGCTTCGATTAGAATCGCAACCATGTTACCATAAGCAACCGAATAATTTGTATCTTCTGAACCACGGATTACTTCTGGGAAAACTTTCATAACTTCTTGTGCAAGTACACCCACATCCTTTGTAGTTTCACCCACCTTGTTATATGTATATCCCCCAATTTGTTTTACTCGCTCAAGAGCATTTTCAATTGGCTTTATATTCTCTTTCATACGCATATCTGAAAATGCAGTGATATCACCAGATGCATATATATCACCCGAAACATGTAATTTATAATTGGCTGTTGATGTACCTACACCCACATTTGAAGAATTGTAGTACAATGTGTTTGTGGCTGATATAGAATCTGTCCAAAGAGAACTTACAAATATTGATCCGTTTTGGTAAAACCCTCCTGTAAAATTGATATCACCGTTTACATCGAGTTTATAATTGGCTGTTGATGTACCTACACCCACATTTGAAGAATTGTAGTACAATGTGTTTGTGGCTGATATAGAATCTGTCCAAAGAGAACTTACAAATATTGATCCCCCTTGATAAAAAGATCCCGAAAAGTTTATATCGCCTCCCACATCCAATGTATATGCGGGTGACGCTTTATTTATTCCAACGTAACCTGTGTTTGTTGTATCAACAACAAGTTTTCCACTTCCTACATGCAAATTGGAACCCACACCGACACCACCCGCAATGGTGAGAGCGCCAGTTGTGGAAGATGTGGCGTCAGTAGTTTTTGTAACGTTTGTGGTTTCTACTGATATGTTGTTTGAGACATATGCATTACCTTCCACGTGCAATTCTTTTGTGGGTGTTGTTGTACCTACACCAATTTTCCCATCGGATCTCAACGATAAAACGTTCGAATCGGAATATGTACCGTCTGCGAGGGTTATATCCAGTCGCGATCTAGATGAAGTACCAGTATTTTCGTATCTAGATATTTTAAATGAAGCTTTTGCACCATACGACTCGCTCGTTGTACCATCGCGTGTAAGATGAAGCAAAGCCTTGGGATCATCAATCGCGGTCGAAGATGTTGGTGTAGGGTATGTTAAAGTTAACGGTGCGTCGGAATGATCGAATGCATTTACAATAATCGGTGGATCATTCACATATTGATACCCCACCACGTGAAGGTTTGCGGTAGGTGTAGATGTACCTATACCCACATTAGAATTTGCAATAAACGCTGTGGTAGTATTTGTGAATTGTACCGTATTGGTTGTTACATTACTATTATCCGTAATTTTTTGTAGTGTAGCTGAGATGTTATCAAGAGTTGAACCATCCCCCACGAAATAATTCGCATAAACATTTCCCGTAGCCTTAAGACCCACATCCGTGTTGGTTAACAATACAGTATTTCCAGTGGTGTTTGCAAAACCTACAACTTGATCAAGTGTGATTTGTGTAAGTTCAGAACCATCACCTTTGTAATACACGGCTTCGACATTGGCGGTGGTAGTAAGATTATTTGAGAAAAGATTACCATAAACCCTAACATCAAGGCCTCCATTTGTAATTGGATTCATATCAGTTTCCGATGCACCACTTTGTGTATAAGCGAGTGCCAATTCAGACTCGTCGCCACGATATACCATGGCGACATTGGAACTTGGTCGTGTGATAACTATACCGGAATCAGTTGTATCACTCACATTTCCTTTGGAAAGTTCTATGATTGGATCTTCTATAGTCATATTGGTTGTGTCAATGAACGTTGTTAAACCGGACACTGTAATATTCCCATCTACTGTTAGATCTTTTGATATATGCACATTTCCAGCAACATCAAGAAGTTCCGTGGGTGCAACAGAACCTATACCAACATTACCCGACACGTAATAGATATCAGATGCGTTAGATGTTTGGGCATATAACCATTTATCGCTGTTATGTATTCGAAGATTGCGAATCTTGTGTGAAGTTCCCGCAGTTGCAGAAAATCCTACATATCGCGAATTAAATTCTTGATAGTTTTCTGTAAACGTGTGGTTCAAAACAAGAGATCCATTTAAACTTATAGAGATGGCACCATAAAAATAATTAATACTGACGTTTTGCCAATCATTGGAACGAACATTTGCTGAAACGGTTTTATGTACAGAACCCTCCCAATATATAACTATTTGGTTTTGAGTATTATCAAATACAATCTTGTAACCACCATGGTTAGCAGTGTAATCTGTACTATTTGGATAACTTGTATTAAACAAACTAAATGTTAAAACACCCCCTGTCGACGATATTAACATATCAAAATCGGCATGCCATGAGTTTGGTAGTTGTAGTGGCCAATAAACCCATCCATCATTAAAGTCTATGGCTGTTGTATCTCGTGTAACACCGGTTGTTGAACGATAAAAACTTCCAATTTGTGGAGTAAATGTAGTTGTGGTCTTCTGATCATCGAAAAGGAGAACGTCATTACGGGCAATTGTATTAAGGGCTGTTGTAAAACCACCAGCTTGTTTAATGTCTATTGAAGTGACCCTTATTGTACCATTTACAATATCCAATACGCCACTATTTGGATTTATGTCCATTTAATATACCGGGAGAGAATTATTAAATGTATATGACAAACTTTACAAATTTAAATTAGAGTGTCAACTTGTTTGACTACTTTTCACCATTTACATTTTATTATCCTATGAAAAATCCTGAAAATACGTTATAATTTTCCGTCGTACTCTCACCAAACGTGGAACCCTCCACTTGATATACAGTGACGTACTGACCAGCTGTCAACTTGATGGTCGCGGAAATATTACACTGTCCATAACCAGCGAGTGGTGCATCTACGAGAGAGTTAATTTGCTGTCTCACACCGTTGACCGCAAAGTCGTAGATAGTTCTATCGTTTGTGGAAACGCCGTGGGCACTAAAAAAATAGTGCCCCGTGACGGGTGCCGTAAAACGTCCCGTAGAGGCATTGTAACTACTTGTGTTATCGTACAAAACGTTGTTATAGTCAATGTCACCTGTTCCAGCGAGAGTTCCGTCGGTCAATTGAACACGGAAAGCAGGAACATCGGTTTGTGTAACGGTTTGTGCGGTAAGTTTAGACGCCTGGAGGTGCGCCGATGGGAAGTCCACAACGTGGGTCGCCATTTCTATTATAGGGGAGGAAAAAGTAATTAGCCGCAATGATACGTGCACCCCACAAAGGCCGCACGGTGGACACAGTTCGCCTCGTCCGTCTGTTGTCCAGAGGCGTCGAGATACCTTAGCTCGTACCCGGGTTCGGTCGCCCCCGTGTCTTCCCATTGAAGCATCCCGTGTTCGTCGAGGATGTTCTCACCTCTTTGAATTTGGTAATACGTTTGGATGGTGGTCTCCGAGTACGTATTTTGTTCCTCGGGTGCGAGTGATTCGTATTCTTCTACGGAGAGTACCACATTAGATTCATTTATGTATTGTGTTTCGGTATTTGAACTTCGATCATAATCACTGAGCCCTTCCCAGACGTCTTGGGTGACCGTCTTGAGGGTCTCGACCTTCTTGATGGCTTGGATCGCCACGTTCGACGCAGTGAAGTCGCAGTCCATTGTTATTTTGGCGACCGTGTAGTTCGCCAAGAACTCACCGTCTTGTTTTTGGCCATAGCCCGCCACATTGGATGTCGTGATGTAGTCACCCGATTCGAGGGGTCCATTGGCGTCACACACCCAAATGGCACCTTCACCCACGGAGTTCACGATGACCCGGTTATCACCGAGAACCTTCGAATCCTCGGAAATGAGACCACCCACGGTTTCCGAACGCGTGAGCGTGTTCGCTTCTTCCATCCGGGACACCACACCGAAACACGCCTTATCTTGAGTCACATTCGAGAGGGACACCACCGGGAGGGACTCATCGATGGTGATGGCTTTTGGACCCGTGGAGAGACCACCTGTGATGTTCCGGTACGTGTTCTTGGACGCCGAGACCACGAGCCCCTTTTCGAGGGGTCCTTGTGCGGAAGAACACCTGTGCTGACCCGTGAAGTTCGTGTTCGCGCCGTTCGCCCGGATTTTA